GTCTTTCAGGAACATTAGGTATTAGCGGATTATCAGGTCAAGTTGGAATATCAGGTACTTCAGGTATTAGCGGTCTTTCAGGAACATTAGGTATATCAGGACTTTCAGGAACTATTGGTATCAGTGGATTATCAGGTACAATCGGTATTAGCGGACTTTCAGGTCAAGTTGGAATATCAGGTACTTCAGGAATTAGTGGTCTTTCAGGAACATTAGGTATTTCAGGTTTATCAGGTCAAGTTGGAATATCAGGTACTTCAGGAATTAGTGGATTATCCGGTACAATCGGTATATCAGGAACTAGCGGTATTAGTGGACTTTCAGGAACATTAGGTATTAGCGGATTATCAGGTCAAGTTGGAATATCAGGTACTTCAGGTATTAGCGGTCTTTCAGGAACATTAGGTATATCAGGACTTTCAGGAACTTCAGGTGTTAGCGGCATCTCAGGATTGTCTGGTAGAAGTGGTATTTCAGGTTTATCAGGAACTTTAGGTATATCAGGTTTATCAGGAACATTAGGTATTTCAGGACTTTCAGGAACTATTGGTATTAGCGGTTTATCAGGAACTTTAGGTATATCAGGTTTATCAGGAACTTCAGGTCAAGTTGGAATATCAGGTATTAGTGGTTTATCAGGTAGAAGTGGTATTTCAGGTTTATCAGGAACTTTAGGTATATCAGGTTTATCAGGAACATTAGGTATTTCAGGACTTTCAGGAACTATTGGTATTAGCGGTTTATCAGGAACTTTAGGTATATCAGGTTTATCAGGAACTTCAGGTCAAGTTGGAATATCAGGTATTAGTGGTTTATCAGGTAGAAGTGGTATTTCAGGTTTAGTTGGGACATCAGGACTTAACGGTATAGACGGTGTTGCGGGAGCAAGTGGTTCTAGCGGTTTATCAGGAACTTTAGGTATAAGCGGTTTATCAGGAACTTTAGGTATAAGCGGTTTATCAGGTCAAGTTGGAATATCAGGTTTATCAGGTCAAGTTGGAATATCAGGAACTTCAGGTATTAGCGGTTTATCAGGTAGAAGTGGTATTTCAGGTTTATCAGGAACTTTAGGTATAAGCGGTTTATCAGGAACTTTAGGTATAAGCGGTTTATCAGGTCAAGTTGGAATATCAGGTTTATCAGGTCAAGTTGGAATATCAGGTTTATCAGGAACTTCAGGTAGAAGTGGTATTTCAGGATTAGTAGGAACTAGCGGAACATCAGGTTTAGTTGGAATATCAGGATTAGTTGGAATATCAGGATTAGTTGGAATATCAGGTTTATCAGGTCAAGTTGGAATATCAGGTTTATCAGGAACTTCAGGTAGAAGTGGTATTTCAGGATTAGTAGGAACTAGCGGAACGTCAGGTTTAGTTGGAATATCAGGATTAGTTGGAATATCAGGATTAGTTGGAATATCAGGTCGAGATGGTACCGGTACATCAGGTATTTCAGGTATTATAGGAACAGGAACAGCCGGAGCCTCAGGTATCTCAGGTATTGCCGGTGGAGGTGGTGGTGGTTGCGCATTTGAATATGTGTTAGTTGCATCACACTCAGGTCAATTTACAGAAGATAGTTATTCTGCGACAGAATATTGGATTGGTGACGATAAATGCGGGTGGGACGCTTGTACACTTACGTTATCTAACAATGTTAAAGATAACCCAATTCTTCCTTTACAATACACTAACATCGGTATACCTCTTCCTGTAAGTCCACCAGCGGGAGCAGTAATAACCTTTTGCGGTATCGCTTTTACCGAAGATGGTGATGTGGTTAATTTTGGTACTTATTTAGCTTTTTTCTCTTGTGCCAACCGTGACGGAAGTGGTGATTATCCTGTGACAACTTTATTTGACGATAGCACAACGAGTACTTTTGATGCGAAGACTACTTGTTTTTCTAATAGTTATACTGTAGTTGGAAATGAGGGATTACACAGTTGTGACCACTTTCTTATTGCTGGTATGAATGCGGATGGTGGGACCCCTAACTATACAATTAAATTTTCATATACTATTACAATAAAATATAGTTGTACTGAATAAAATTAATACCCCCACTTTTTAGTGGGGTTTTTTATTTATGTTTTTTTGTAATTGTTTATTATTAGGACAAAGTTAAATAATATGAGATTTTGTTTTGATGTTGATGGAACAATTGCTGAATTAAAAAAAGAGGGTGAACAATACCAAGACGTTCTACCCAAAAAAGGTGCCGTTGAAACCTTAAAGAAATTAAGAGAAGACGGACATTACATAATTCTCCATACTGCGAGAAATATGCAAACTTACTCAGGAAATGTTGGGAAAGTAATCTCAGTTCAATCACCCATATTATTTGAATGGTTAAAGAAATATGATGTTCCTTATGATGAGGTATATTTTGGAAAACCAAGCGCCGATTTTTATGTCGACGATAAAGCAATAAGAATGAACGAGTGGGAGGACTTTGAATGGAAAAACCTAATGTAATCAATGTAATTGAATGTGAGGGGTGTTGTGTCCCAAAAGGGTGGGGTAAAGAAATCATTATTGAGAATAATGAACTTTATTGTGGTAAATTGTTGTGCTTTGATAAAGGTGCAAAATTTTCAATGCACTACCATATGATTAAAGACGAAACTTGGTATGTTGATAAAGGTGAGTTCATCTATAGATGGATTGATACCGAAACTGCTGAGGTGATTGAGAAAATATTAAAGGTTGGTGATACGGTTAGACAAAGACCGGGTCAACCCCACCAATTAGAGGCGTTATCTGATGGTGTAATCTTCGAGGTATCCACAACCCACGCTGATAGTGATTCTTATAGAGTATGGAAAGGAGATTCTCAAAAATGAGAGTTTGGGTAAACGGAACATTTGATGTTCTTCATATTGGACATATTGAGTTATTAAAATTTGCAAGTATTTTTGGTAAAGTTAGAGTTGGTATTGATACAGATTCAAGGGTTAAACAATTCAAAGGAGATGGTCGACCGGTTAATACTTGGGAAGATAGGGTAAAATTAATGGAATCCATCCGTTATGTTTATGACGTGGTAGGATTCTCAACGGATGATGAATTAAGACAACAAATTAAAGATTGGGAAACTGATGTTATGATTGTTGGTTCGGATTATAAAGATAAGAATGTCATTGGTTCTGAATTGGTTAAAGAGGTTATCTTCTTTGATAGAATCGAAGGGTATTCAACAACAAATACATTAAATAATGTTTAGAGTTTTAGTCGTAGGTGAAACCTGTATAGATAGGTTTATTTATAGTAAGGTTGAAAGGTTATCTCCTGAAGCTCCGGTTCCGGTTTTAATTCCGGTAGAAACAACCGAGAATAAAGGAATGTCGGGTAATGTTGTTGAGAATCTAAGGGCCTTGGGTGTTGATTATAATGATATCACTCATTGGTGTCAATTTACTCCAATAACAAAAACAAGATATGTGGATAAAAAAAGTAACCATATGTTTATTCGAGTTGATGAGGGTGAAGATTTAGTGAAGGAGATTGATGATGTTAATATGAATCAATACTTTGATGTGATTATTGTTAGCGATTATAACAAAGGGTTTTTAGATGATAGTTTTTTAAAAGAACTTTGTACGATGGGAGGAATCACCATATTAGATTCAAAAAGAAAATTAACTCAGGACATTATTGATTGTTTTGATTTTGTTAAATTAAACGAACAAGAATTTAGAAATAACGAAGAGTTATTAAGGTGGGAAAATATATTAATAACATTGGGACCCAAAGGGACAATGTATCAAGGTATTGTTTATCCGAGTCCAAACCCCCAAGAAACGATAGACGTTAGTGGAGCGGGGGATACATTTACATCTTCATTTATATTAAAATATTATGAAACAAAAGATGTTAAAACGTCTATAATCTACGCAAATGAAATGTCTTCAATTGTGGTATCAAAAAGGGGGGTGGCAACCCCATAGAATATGAGAATTAAAAGTAGGTCAAATATTACAATAGTTATTCACACAGAAAACCAAGATAAATTAAAAAAACTTTTAAAAATTATTAAAAACTTTAAAAGTGAAGGGTATTTTTGTATTAACTTAAACGCTAAGGGATACATTCCTTGGGATGATGAAGAGATTAAACAAAGTATTGTTAGTTTTGATAAATACAACGCCAACCCAACCGAAAAATTAAAAACAGATTCTATTGTTGAATTAATAACTAAAAGTGATACTGAGTTTATTTTAATTTTGGATGAAGATTGTTCGTCAATTAAATTGAACACTTTTGATGAAAAAATTGTTGAATCATTATATGGTGGTAAACGAGATTTATTAGGGTTAAATATGGATTCAAAATACCAATCAGTTAAATGGTTTATTATTGATTTATTATCTCAAAAGAAACAAACTAAACTAAATTTTGTTGATGATAGTGAAGACTGTGTAAGATATAATAAAAAAATTGAGAATCCTATTTTTTACGATAAGATATTTTATCTTGATGGTGGAATAGGGGACCACGTTATGGCGTTACCATTATTAGAGAAAATTCATAAAAATTTTTACATTTGTTGTAAATATCCGGTGGTATTTGAACACTTAGAATTTAAGGGACATATTCATTGGGATGATGAATTATTTGGTGGTTATAGAAGATTTGTTTACGAACAAGGTTCCACAAATAATTCTAAAACTATCGTGGATGCGTTTTTTGAGTTGTACGGTTATAAACGAACTAATACTGATGTTTTAACATATAATGGACGTAGAGAAAGTAACGGGATTCAAAACGAAGGTAAAAAAATTGCTCTTATTTGTAGTAGTGCCGCCAAAATAAACGATATCGATTCTAATAAAAATTGGAAGGAAATCAGATGGTTAAAATTAGTTAATGAACTACAACAAAGAGGTTACTATGTTGTTCAAGTTGGGTCTTTTAAAGATAATCAAATTCCAATGGTTGATTTAAAGTTTTTAGACCAACCATTACCTAAATTATCTTCACTAATAGATGAATGTTCATTATGGATTAGTGTTGACACGTTCTTTCATCATTTTGCGTCGTCAATTAAACCTGAGGTTGGGATTTGTTTAACCCCATTTTATAACGACCACGCAAAACATTCCGGTGTAAGATATGTTGAGAAAGATTGTGGTAAAGATTTTTCATCAAGAAAATGGTGGTTGGATTTACAACAACCTGAAAGAAAAGAATGTATGGACTTAATCCAATTAGCTGATATTATTAATTTATTATGATTAAAGTAAAATTTTTTTGTTCAGATGCCGAAATTAATAATATTGATAACTGGAGAATTCGTATGCAATATTATGGAGATATTGAAGGCGTTGAAATTGAATATGATTTTTCTCCCACCATATCACAGGAAAATAAAATTAATTTTGATATAATTGTGATTACAAGACCATTATTAAGGTTTCTTGGATATATTAGATTTTTAAAAACGAAGGGTGTTAAAGTTATTGTTGATTATGACGACCCATTTCCGTTAGTGTTTGAACCGGATAATTTATTATCACATTTAAACGAATCTATCCAAATTCTGAATGAAGCGGATTTGATAACAACAACAACTGAAAAATTAAAAACATATTTTTATTATCATAGTTTTAATGATAAAATTAAAGTTTTACCAAATATAATTAATAAATCATTTATTTCAGAAAATAAACTTTATAATAATGATAAAGTGGTTTTAGGTTGGTTTGGTAATAATGGTCATTATGAATCTTTAAAAAAAATTAAAGATGTTATACTTAATATTCTAAATGAGTATGAAAACGTTTATTTTAATTTATATGGTACACAACCATTTTTTGACTTATTTGACCATCCAAGAGTGATAAAAATTCCATATGTTTTTAATTTTTCAGAATTCCAAAAAAATATTGGAGAAATTGATATTAATTTGGCACCATTAATTGAAAATTATCATAATTTTTTTAAATCAAATATTAGAATTATTTTACCGGGATATAAAGGTATTCCTTCAGTAGCCGACAACTTTTCAGAATACAAATTATTGGGTCGTGATAATGTTATTTTATGTGATAATAATGATGATTGGTATAACGGTATTAAAAATTTAATTAATGATTTAGATTTAAGAAATAAAATAGGGTCAAATATACAGAAATACGTTACTGATAATTTAACATTTGATGTTTGGAAAACAGACAAATCAGAAATGTTCAAATCATTAGTTAAAATAAATAAAGAAAAAAATAATATTATGGAACATTTTTATCATAACATTGGGGAAGATTGGTTTTCTTACCCTAATTTATATTCATCAATGGTTGAAAAATTTGATGATGGGGCTCATTTTATTGAGGTTGGGGTTTGGAAAGGTAGAAGCGCATCTTATATGGGTGTTGAAATAAATAATTCAGGTAAAAATATTAAATTTGATTGTGTGGATGTTTTTTCAGGTTCATCCGAACATTTAGACTCAAGTAGTCCATTTTTTAATCAAGAATTGTTAAAAGATAACGATTGGTTATATAATGAATTTTTAAAAAATACTGAACCTATTAAACATATCGTCACACCTATTAAACAATTATCTTGGTTGGCTGCAGAATTATATGAAGACCATTCAGTTGATTTTGTTTTTATTGATGCTGCTCACGATTATGAGAGCGTAAAAAAAGACTTAAAAGCTTGGTTTCCAAAGATTAAAAAAGGTGGTGTGTTAGCCGGCCACGATTATCTATATTGGGAAGTTATTGATGCGGTAAATGAGTTCTTTGGTGAAAATAAAATAGAAGTTAAAGAAGGTTGCTGGATTTACGAAAAAAAATAAAAAAATATGAAAAAAATTATCACATACCATAACGAAGGATTCAATGGTTACATAAAAGATGGGAATTTGGTTATTGGTCCCGAAACAAAATCACCGAAATGGTGGTTAGATGAAGATTGTGAAGAGTCTTTCCAATTTTTTGATTTAGATGGATTTTATAATGAAGATTATTTTAAAGATGACCACGTTCCTGATTTTATTGCAAATAACTATGTTTTATATGTTTTACATTATTTCAAAGAAATAAGTGGTAAAGATTTAAAAAGTGTTTTAGAAATAGGGAGTGCTGGTGGTTGGTTTACTAAAAAATTTATGGACTATGGACTAGAAATTTTGGGAGTGGAAGGTTCTGAATGTGGATATAGGGCTTGTTTAGAAAGAGGTTTATCTGAATCACAGATACTTAAAAAAGATTTTAGAAATCCAATTAAATTAGATAAAAAATATGATATAGTATGTTGTACTGAAGTTGCTGAACATATTGAAATACCATTTTCAGGGACTTTAATTAAAACATTAACCGATAATTCTGATATGGTTTGGTTTTCATCCGTATCGCCCGGTTTATTAGGTATACCACCAACTTATGACCATTGTAATGAGCAACCTGATAAATTTTGGATTAATCTTTTTGATTTTTTTAACTATGGTTATATTAAATTATCCGATGAAGTTTATAATAATACTCATTTAAGAGGTAGATATGTTTTTTATAATAGAAATGTTTATAATGTAGAAGGTGAATCGTCTCAGAAAGAATATAAAAAAATAAACCACTTTTATCAGAATATTGGTGAGGATTGGTTTGGACATTCAAATTTTTATTCTGAAATAGTAAACAAATTTCCGGATGGTTCTCATTTTGTGGAGGTCGGTGTTTGGAAAGGAAGAGGAGCATCATATATGGGTGTTGAAATAAATAATTCAGGTAAAAATATTAAATTTGATTGTGTCGATACTTGGGAATATATTGATTCTCAAAATGACATCTCTAAAGATTCATATGAAAATCTTTATGATATTTTTTTAAAAAATATAGAACCTGTTAAACATATTATTAATCCAGTTAAATTATTATCAACTGACGCGGCAAAAAAATATGAAGACAATTCGTTAGATTTTGTTTTTGTTGATGCTGCTCACGATTATACAAATGTTAAAAACGATATTGAAGCTTGGTTCCCAAAGATTAAAGTTGGAGGTATTATTGCCGGTCACGATTATAATACATCGATTGACGGAGTTAAAAAAGCGGTTGATGAATTTTTTAATGAAAAAAATATAATAAATAAAGAAAACTGTTGGATATACGAAAAAATTAAATAAAATATGAGAGATTATAAAGTAATAGACACGTTTATATTTGGAGGAGAATTAGAAATTTTAAAAATGAGATTGGATTATTTATATGATTCCGTTGATTATTTTATTTTTTCCGAAAGTAATAAAACTCACAATGGAACGACTAAAGATTTGACTTACCTACAAAACATTAATATGTTTGAAAGTTATAAAGATAAAATTCATTACGTGGTTTTTGACCCCGATATAACAAACCTTAATCTTTCAGTTACTCCGGAGGATATATTCAAATCTGACCTTTGGAAATTAGAAAGGGCACAAAGAAGTGAAGTCCACAGTAAAGTTATGGAATTATCAGACCAATCAACAATGATTTTACATTCTGATTGTGATGAATTTCCTGACAAATTAAAATTTAATGAATTAAGAGAAATGACTAAAGATTTATTTTTAGAAGTAGTATCTTTAGGTCAACCAACATATTACTATTCTCCATTAAATTTATTAGAGATTAATTGGTATGGAACCGTCGCTTTTAATCATCAAACATTAATTAATTTAACAGATTATTTTTCAGTTAGAGAAAATAGATTTCAATCAAAGCATTTAGAAAATTCTGGATGGCATTTTTCGTTTTTTGTATCACCTGAAGAAATCCAACATAAAATACAAACATACGCTCATCAAGAATATAATGTTCCGGAAATTGTCAACATAGAAACAATTAAATATAACATTTATAATGGTTTAGATGTATTAAATAGACCTGACGTTATAATAAAAAAATTAGACAAAATTAGTGGGGATTTCCCAATAGAATTTTATAGACACGAGTTATTTTTTAAAAACACGTTTGATAGAGTTTATTTAAAACCTCAAACCAAATTAAGAAAAAATGGGTCAATGCAAATTCCATTAGAAATTGAAAATTTACAACTTAGTGTTGCAAACCAACAACCTAAAATTATTGTTGAAATTGGGACAGCTAACGGAGGGACATTATCAAGATGGTTTGAAATTCCTTCTGCTGAAATTGTTATAAGTATTGATTTACCAATCGGTATTCACGGAGGACAAGGGTTTGAAGAAAGAACTTATGTTATATCTGACGCATTAGAACAAGCTAATTTAACAAATAAAAAATTCTTTGCAATTAATGGAAATTCAAAAGATTATTATATTGTTGAACGATTAAGAGAAATTTTAAATGGTGAAAAAATTGATTTTTTATTTATAGATGGTGACCACACATATGAGGGTGTTAAAGGTGATTATGAATTATATGAACAATTTTTAAATGAAAACTCAATTGTTGGTTTTCACGATATTATTAATAGTGAATATCACGCAGAACATAATTGTTTTGTTTCAACATTTTGGTCTGAAATAAAAAAACAATATGAAAGTGTTGAGTTTGTATACACTAATTTATTAGATAAGAATATTTTGGAATTTTTCTACAACATATCAAACCATAAAGGTGGGTTTGGGGGAATTGGGTATATTGAACACTCAAAAAAAAAAGACTTTAGTGGTAATATCTCATTAGTAGTTCCAATTTACAATAATGTTGATGATACAATTAATAATGTATCGTTAACTTTATCAACTTCAAAATATATTGATGAAGTTATTTTATACTCAAACGGAACTGACCAATATGGTAATGAAAAATTAAAAACATTTTCACAATCAAATTCAATAATTAAATTACACATTGTTGATAAACCTATTGGATTTATTAAGGCAGTTAATGAGTCATTTAAACTATCTAAAAACGAATTTATTTTATGTTTAAATAGTGACGCCGCTTTATATCACAATTGGGAAGATATGTTGATACCATTTCTTAACGATGATTTAAATGGTATTATCGGACCAGTTAAAGTTAGAGACTTTATTTTAGGTTGTTGTTACATTGTTAAAAAATCAATATTAAACCAAATTGGTCTGTTAAATGAAGGATTTGGTCTTGGGTATTGTGATGATGTTGAATTTTCAAATAGAGTTGAGATGAATGGTTATAAGTTAGGTTATTGTGAATTTAAAGATGATTTTGGATGGACAGAATCTGTTAATTTTCCAATATATCATAGACAAGGTTCATCGTTTGAATTATTAGAAGATGAAACTAAAACTAATTTAAATGAGAGAAATGAAATTAAATATCATAAATTTATTAATACCAAAAAAGTTGTTATTTTAAAAGATTTAAATTATGACGATATAAAATCATTATTAAATAATGAAGAAGTCTTTATTGTTGTTAACAAATCAGGAGATAATTTTGAAAAAATTAGATATGATAAAGAAATTATTGAATTATCTAATATTTTTGAATGTACAAATGATATGGATATTAATCAAATAATTAATTCAGTTGCAAAAGGAAAAGAAATTGAGTTTAGAACAAATAAAAAAATAATTAAAGATAATATGAATAGAGTTGACATCATTAACTCATTGATTGAAAAACACAATTATAATTCTTATTTAGAAATTGGTGTTAATAATCCGGATAATTGTTTAAACCATATTAATTGTGATTTAAAACACGGGGTTGACCCTGGCGTTGAAGGTTATTATCCTGTCACATATAATATGACTTCAGATGAATTTTTTAAAATAAACACATTAACATACGATATTATCTTTATTGATGGACTACATATCGATGAACAAGTTGAAAAAGATATATATAATAGTTTAAGTATTTTAAATAAAAATGGGACAATTGTTTTACACGATTGTAATCCTCCACAAATTTATCACGCTAGAGAAGATTATGGTGATAAATCAACACCTGTTGGTGATTATTGGACCGGAACATCTTGGAAAGCGTTTGTTAAAGTTAGATGCGAAATTGATAATATTTACGCAAGTGTTGTTGATACAGATTGGGGTGTTGGAATTATACAATATTCAGAAACACCAAATAAAATAATTAATGATAATCCATATTTTTCTTACAATAAATTTGCTGAAAATAGAGAGAAGTATCTTAATTTAATTTCAACAGAAGAATTCATTAATCAATATATCGATGAGATACCAAATAAAAAAAAAAGATTAACTTGGTTAGCAAAATATGATGATTACGCGTCAATGGGTATTTTATCTCAGAAGATTCTTCAAAATCTAAAAACAACCGATGTGTCTTGTAAAGAAATTATTGGGGTTACAGAAACTAAAAACGAGTTAATTCACAAATTAATTAAAAAACCAATTAATCACGATTTGGGGATTATGTTTGCTTATCCCGACATTATTGGTGAATTAAAACAATTTAATACTAAGGTTATTTACACTGGTGTTGACACCACAGAAGGAATACCAAATTATACAACAAACATTAATCAATCGGATTATATTTTAACCCCATCCAACTTATCGAAAGATAGAATGATTAAAATGGGTGTAACAAAACCAATCTTTGTATTCCCTCACGGAATTGAGAAAAATGAATTTACCTACAAACCAAGAGTGATGGGTGATAAGTTCAAATTCCTTTATGTTGGGGAATGTAGTGATAGAAAGGGTGTTTTTCATTTATTAAGAGCATTTACTGAACTATATAAAAACAATCCAAATGTTGAGTTACATTTAAAATCAAACTCAGCAATGTTATTTTATGGGGGTGATAAAGTTCAAAAATATGTGGACGAAAACTCAAACATATTTTGGGATAAATCGGATACAGGTCACGAAAGAACTTTAGAATTATATAACGAATGTCACGTTTATGTTTATCCATCAAGAGCCGACACTTTTGGTATGACAATATTAGAAGCTATGGGATGTGGTTTACCTGTAATTTCAACATCAGAACCAGGTGTAACTGAATTAGTTAAGGGGATGTATATAGACATACCGACCAATGAGGTTCCTGTGGTAGGACATCCTTGGATGACAGGAAATTGGGGTGAACCAAATTACCTAATGTTACAACTTCAAATGCGAACAATACAAGAGAATTATAGTGATTTTTCAAATCCGGAAAAATTAAAAAAAATCTCAGAGTTTGTTAATGAAAATTATTGTTGGGAAAAAATTACCGAGAATTTTGAAAAAAATATTTTACCTAAACTAACTAAAGAGGTTAAAATTATAACATTATTAACGTCATATAAAAGACCACATCATATTAAAAATGTAATTAATTCTTTAAAAGATGTTAGAGAAGATGGGTATACTAACGATATATATATTGTTGACAATACAAATGATGATTCAAAAGATGAAGTTACTAAAATTATTAATGAAAACATTGATGATAATTTTACCTTATATTCTTCAAGTTTTAATTTAGGTCAACGAGGGGCGCTCCTTCAAATGTTAGATGATATTAACATTGATGAGTATGATTTTATTCAATTCACTGACCAAGATAATTTATTATTAGAACCATTGAGTACTTATTGTAACATTTTAAATGAGAATCAAGAAATATTTTTTGCAACAGGATATATGAGTAAAGAACACAATGAACTTGGGTGGAGAAAAACACGATTCGGTAATCTATGTGAAAAACGTTCTTTAAGGGCGGGACATATGTTTATGAGGGTGAGTGATTTAAAAAGTTTATTACCAATTCATTTAGATGGTCAACACGGACAACCACATAATTCTTCTTGGTATGCAGGATTAGATTGGGAAGTGTCTTATTGGAATCCTAATTCACCGGGAAGAACAAGTAATAAAAATTTTGTGTTATGTGTTCCGGGTGGTGTATTACATAAAGGTGTTGATAGCACATTTTATGAATGGGATGTTGAGGATAATGAATATAGTTTAGAAGAGTTACAAAATATGAGACAAAAATAATAATAATTAACTATTTATACAATATGAACGAAATTAAATATCCATCAGAACTTACTTATTTCATATCATACGATGATTATGAAACATTACCTCATTATGGTGAAGTATCGTCAGGTCAATATCTGATAACACCAAAACCTAATATGTTTACAACAACTATTCGTGAAGAATTTGTTACAGAACTATTAAAATTTGGTATTGATTATGATAAACAATCAACAAATGAGTTAATTATTAACTAACAATGCAAGTAATACAAATCACAAGTTTAACAGGACACTCTCCTTATGATATTACAATTTGTGATATTACAAACACTTATTGTTATTTAGGTGTTTCAGGTGCAACATCAGCTCCTTTAACAATTAATATTCCAACAGAACTTATTAATGTTGATGAAGTATTAGTTGTAATTACTGATTCTTTAGGTTGTTCAGAACTTCAGTATCATAATTGTGACGACCCAAAACCTTCACAAACACCAACATCTACACTAACTCCGACACCAACAAAAGCCGCGTGTAATTGTATATCCTTTGAAAACACTTCGGGGGTAACTTTAACGTATAATTACATAAATTGTGATGGAGAATCTTTTTATGGTGCGATATATTCCGCAACAACATTATTTGTTTGTGGAAGTAACCCATATGCTGATAGTGGTGTGACAATCAATATCTCTTCAGATATTTGTATTAATAATGAATGTCCGGGACCGACACCAACTCCAACACCAACTCCAACAATTACACCAACATTACCACCTATTGTGGGATATTTTGAAGATAGTTGTGACCCTTCAAATCAATTTACATTATCTAACATACCAATATCATTCAGTCCTTTATCAGGGGCTTATTATATTGAGAGTGATGGATTTGTTGGTTGTGCAACTTATGTTGTAAGTTCATCGACCAATAATGTTTATTCATTCATTGCAATGGGTTCTCAACCAAGTATTCTTCATTGTCAAAGAGCCAATTTTATCTATCCGTGCCCAACGGCAACTCCAACACCAACACCATCGGCAACTCCTTGTATTGGTTGTAGAAATTATATTTTATATGGTGGTTCTGGTAAAGGAGGAAATTCAACATTTCAATATATACCTTGTGGGGGTAGTTCATCAATCAATATTAATATTCCAAGAAGTGATAGTGGTTCAGAGTTTACTCAAAATATCTGTGCGGAGTGTAATAGTGTTTATAAATTAACCACTAGTGGAAGTTATGGAATTACGGGACCTTGTCCTACACCGACACCAACCTCAACACTTACACCGACACCAACACCAACAACACCGGTCAAATATATCTTATTCCAAGCACAATCTTGTTGTACTAAAAAAATCATAAAATATATAATGTTACCGTCAACATTCTTACCCGGAACGGCAATTGTTAATTCATTTGGGGAATGTTTACAAATAATTGATAAATCTCCGGGAAAAGCGTGGATAACTGATTATTGGAACCACTCAACAACATATGTAGATTGTGAGTTATGTATTAAATATCAAACTTGTGACCCAATAGCACCTTTACCATTTATTTCTGTATGGACAACAACATCTTCTAACGAAACTATTAATTTACCATATGCGTCTTCCGGGTTTTATTATGGGACAATTGATTGGGGTGATGGAACTATTACTACTAATGATTATGTTAATAGGTCACACATTTATGGAACTCCGGGAACATATACGATAACAATAACTGGAACATTAATTGGTTGGAGTTTTGGGTTATATTCGTCAAATGCGTTAAACATTGTTGAGGTATTACAATGGGGTTGTTTGCAATTAGGAAATTCAGGTTTTAATTTTGTCAATTGTCAAAATTTAACATTAAATAATGTTAGTGATGTTTTAAATTTATCAGAAACAAATAGTTTATACTCAACATTCTCCGATTGTAATAGTTTAACTACAATAAATAATGTTAATTCTTGGGATACATCGACTATAACCAATATGGTTAATACTTTTGTTTATTGTTATAATTTTAATGATGACATCAGTAATTGGGATGTTAGTAACGTTACTGATTTTGGTGGAATGTTTGATAACGCAAGTTCATTTAATCAACCAATTGGTATTTGGGATACGTCTAGCTCTCTTAGTATGGGTAATATGTTTTTTGTTTGTACAAATTTTAATCAGGATTTAAGTAATTGGAATGTGTCAAATGTGACTGATATGAACAATATGTTTAATAGTTGTATTCAATTTAATAATGGAGGTTCCCCATCTATTAATAGTTGGTTAACATCTAATGTTACAAATATGGCGGGTATGTTTCTCTCCACTCCATTTAATCAACCAATTGATAGTTGGGACACATCAAGTGTAATTTATACGTCGTTTATGTTTTATAATGCAACCCAATTTAATCAATCATTAAATTCTTGGGATGTAAGTAATGTTATTAATATGTCGTATATGTTTTATTTGGCAACGTCGTTTAATCAACCTTTAAATTCTTGGGATGTTGGTAATGTTACAAATATGTCGTATATGTTTAACGAAGCAACGTCGTTTAATCAACCACTAAATAATTGGGTTGTATCGAATGTTACAAATATGACTAGTATGTTTAGGGGGGCACAATTATTTAATCAAAACATTGGTGGTTGGGATGTTAGTAGTGTGACTACTATGTCGTTGATGCTTCAAGGCTCACCATCGGCTAACTCATTTAATAATGGTGGTTCACCATCAATAAGTGGTTGGTCAACATCAAACGTTACTAGTATGTTTGGGATGTTTAATGCGTCCTTATTTAATCAAAATATTGGAAATTGGGATGTTAGTAATGTTACTAATTTTGGTGGTATGTTTTTAGGAACACCGTTTAATAATGGTGGTTCACCATCAATTAGTGGTTGGACAATTAATACCTCAATTAATGGTATCAGTATGTATATAATGTTTGGATTTTCAGCATTTAATCAACCTATAGGTTCGTGGAATGTCTCAAAGGTTACGGGTATGTCTGAAATGTTTAGGTCAGCATTTTCATTCAATCAAAATATTGGTGGTTGGAATGTTAGTGGTGTTACTGATTTTAGTAATTTTATGCAAAGTAAAACATTTTCGGATTATTCAACAACAAATTTAGATGCAATATACAATGGATGGAGTACGTTACCTTCACTACAACCATTTATTAATATTAATTTTGGGACTATTAAATATACTGCAGGTGGTTCGTCAGGAAAAGCCATACTTCAAGGACCTCCAAATAATTGGTCAATTTCAGACGGAGGTATATAATTTCTATTTATCTTTTTATAAAAAATATTATTTTTTTAATAAAAAGATATTAAATGAAAATATTTGTCCAAATTGCGTCCTATCGTGACCCCCAACTTATCCCAACAATTAAATCAATGTTGGAGAATGCAAAAAAACCTAAAAATTTAGTAATCGGAATTTGTCGCCAATACCATCCTGAAGATGGTTTTGATAACTTAGATGAATTTAAAGGAGATAAACGATTTAGAGTTATTGATGTCCTATATACTGAATCAAAAGGTGTTTGTTGGGCAAGAAACCAAGTTCAACAATTATATAAAGGTGAAGAATATACCTTACAAATCGATTCTCATATGAGATTTGAAAAGGATTGGGACGATACTTTAATCAAAATGATTAAACAACTTCAAAAGAAAGGTTTTAAGAAACCTTTGTTAACCGGATATGTTTCTTCATTTGACCCGGATAATGACCCGGCAGGAAGAGTTAAGGAGCCTTGGAGAATGGCGTTTGATAGATTTATTCCTGAAGGTGCGGTATTCTTCTTACCTGAAACAATTCCGGGATGGGAAACACTTACCGAACCGGTTACTTCACGATTTTATTCTGCCCATATGGCATTTACCTTAGGACAATTTAGTGTTGAGGTTCAACACGACCCTGAATTTTATTTTCACGGAGAAGAGATATCGATTGCCGTTAGAGCGTATACTCACGGATATGATTTATTTCACCCACATAAAACTGTAATTTGGCACGAATACACTCGTAAGGGTAGAACTAAACAATGGGATGACGATAAAGAATGGGGATTAAAAAATGAATTGTCTCATAAGAAAAACCGTCAATTATTTGGTATGGACGGTGAAGAAGTTACTTTAGATTTTAGTTATTATGGTTTTGGGACCGAAAGAACTTTAAAAGAATATGAAATATATTCAGGTCTTAAATTTTCAAATAGAGCTGTTCAACAATACACTTTAGATAAACATTACGCACCTAACCCTCAAATTTTTGAAACTGAAGAAGAATGGTTGGCAAGTTACGCTAGTATCTTTAAACATTGTATTGATATTGGGTTCCATCAAGTTCCTGAAAAAGATTACGAATTTTGGGTGGTTGCTTTCCACGATGAAAAAGACGAGACAATCTTTAGAAAAGATGCTGACATCAATGAGATTAATAATATGATGAATGACCCTGATGGGTATTGTAAAGTTTGGAGAGATTTTCAAACAGTTCATAAACCAAAATACTGGGTTGTTTGGCCATTTAGTAAGTCAAAAGGTTGGTGTGATAGAATAACAGGTAATTTATAATGGTAGACATTAATAATCTTAGAAAAGTTGTAATAAATCTTAAACGTAGGACAGACAGATTAGAGGAATTTAATCGTGAGATGGAATACATTGGTTGGGATTATGAAATTTTTGAAGGTATTGATAAAGGTGGTTACGATGGGTGTGCGTTATCACATTTAAAAATTGTTGAGGATTTTTTAAATTCTGATGATGAACATATTATGATACTTGAAGATGATTGTTTCTTTATGCCTTATGCTAAAACTCAATTAGAAAAATCTTTAAGTGAATTAAATAATATTGAATGGGATTTTTTTCATTTAGGGCCTAGTTTAAATAGACCTGTAAATAACTATTCTGAAAATTTGATGGATTTGTCTAATTTACCTGAAAAAGAACCTCATCATAGAGGGATTTATAATTTAGCGTGTTATATAATAAATCGTAAATTTGGGGAAGAAATATTAAAATTCAAATTTGAAAGTCAAAAAGCTATAGACCAATATCTTGATGAAGATGTGTTTCCAAGTTTTAAATGTTATTCAACTTCATTACCAATAATTACACAAAGAGGTGGTTTTTCAGATATTAATCAAACTAACGATAATAATCATTATATGATTACGTATAATTGGAATTTATATACTGAAAATAAAATTAGTGGTTTATATTATGATATGGGTTATTGTGAAAATGAAAAAAAATACCCTGAAAATTTAATTAGAAAAGAAAATAAAATTTTAAAACCAACATTCAAACCATTAGAAATTGATTTACCATCATTAGATATTGAATCAGAACATAGTGTTAAATTTATCACCTCAATTTATTCTAATTTATATGGGACTGAATTAGGTGGAAGACCAAATCGTCACGGACATTATCGATGGAGTTTATTGTCTATACTAAAAATGAATAATGCCGATTTTATTTGTTATACTTCAGATGAAGAATTCGATGATTTAGAACATTTTTTTTATGAAGAAAATAATATTAGTAGAGAAAAATTACAAATAGTTAAATTTAATCTATATGATAATGAATTTTCTGGAATAATTAACCAATATAAAGATATTGAAGGAATTAAACGTGGTGATAGATGTATTGAAATTCAATATATGAAATTTATATGGTTTTTATCTGAAGATAAATCTTACGATTATTATTTTTGGATTGACGCTGGGTTATCTCACTGCGGTCTAATACCAAATAAACATCTTTCATTAACTGGTCCACATAATAGAGGTTATTATGAAAGTCCATTATTTAATAATTTATTTTTAAATAATTTAATAAAAAACACAGGCGATAAATTTACTCTCATTGGAAAAGAGAATGAACGTAATTTTTGGTCAGGGACAGTAAATCCAATACATTTTATTGACTATAATCGAAGTATCCATATCATCGGTGGGATGTTTGGTGGTAGAAAAGAATTGTGGGACCCAATTATTGAATTGTTTAGAAATTATGTCAATACAGTTTCAGAACACGATAAACGATTATATCACGAGGAAGATATTATAACATTAATGTTTAGAAATCATCCTGAATTATTTTACGATTATTATTTTGAAACTTGGTGGCACGAAGACGAAAGAATTGCCGGAACAGATATGGCGGAACACGTAAAAAATAATAAAAGTTTTTATAAAATATTAACAGAGTTAAACAACATATATGAATAATATAACATTAGTAACCGGATTATGGGATATTGGTAGAGGAGACCTTCAAGAAGGATGGTCTCGTTCATTCCAACATTATTTAGATAAATTCCAACAACTATTACAAGTTGATGTGAATATGATAATATTTGGTGATGAAGAACTAGAAAAATTTGTTTTTAATAATAGACGAGACGATAACACTCAATTTGTTCGTAGAGAGTTATCTTGGTTTAAGAATAATGAATTATATGATAAAATACAAAAAATTAGGACTAATCCTGATTGGTATAATCAAGTTGGTTGGTTAACAGAATCAACACAGGCTAAATTAGAAATGTATAATCCTTTAGTTATGTCTAAAGTTTATTTGTTACACGATGCAAAAATTTTAGATAAGTTTGATTCAGAATATATGTTTTGGATTGACGCAGGTTTAACAAACACAATCCATCCCGGATACTTTACACACGACAAAGTTTTAGACAAATTACCACAATTAGTTAAAAACTTTCATTTTGTTTGTTTTCCTTACGAAGCTAATAGTGAAATTCACGGATTCAAATACAATGAGTTATGTGATTTAGCCGGAAAACAAGTTGATATGGTTGCTCGAGCAGGTTTCTTTGGTGGTAAAAAAAATGTGATATCTGAAATTAACAGTATCTATTACGGATTAATGAATGAAACTCTTTCAAATGGTTTAATGGGAACTGAGGAGTCTTTATTTACAATTATGACATACAAATATCCTAACCTTATTACATATTCTGAAATTGAGGGTAATGGTTTAATGGGTAAATTTTTTGAAGACTTAAAAGATATGACTGTTGAAGTTAAATCTGAGGTATCAAAAGATGTTGTTATAAATAATTTGGATGATTCAAAAGTGGGTCTTTATATTATAACATTTAACTCACCAAAACAATTAGAAGTTTTAATTCAATCTATGTTAGATTATGATAAAGATTTTATTGAAAAACCAAGAAAATTTTTATTAGACAATTCAACAGATTTATCAACAACTCCAAGATATATTGAACTATGTGAACAATATGGTTTTGAACATATTAAGAAAGATAATATTGGTATTGTTGGGGGTAGAGTATTTGTTGCGGAACATTTTGATGAAACAGGTTTAGATTTTTGTTGGTGGTTTGAAGATGATATGGCGTTTTACCCTAACAAAGGTGAGGTTTGTAGAAATGGATTTCCAAGATTTGTAGATAATCTATATCAAAAATCGTTAGAGATTGTAGATAAAGAAAATTTTGATTTTTTAAAATTAAATTTTAGTGAATTTTTTGGTGATAATAGTGTTCAGTGGAGTTGGTATAATGTCCCTCAGGATTTTAGACAATCACATTGGCCTAATAACTCAAAACTACCTGTACAAGGATTAGACCCAAACTCACCAAAAACAAAATTTGATGAAATTAATATTCATAAAGGATTACCATATGTGTCAGGTGAAATTTATCTATGTAATTGGCCAATTATTTTAACAAAACAAGGGAATTATAAATGTTATTTGGAAACTAAATGGGCTCATCCGTTTGAACAAACACTTATGTCGTATGCTTATCAAGAAACTGTTAAAGGTAATATAAAATCAGGATTATTATTACTAACACCAACCGAACATAATCGATTTGAACATTATGATGGTTCTTTAAGAAAAGAAAGCTAATTTCATATTATGAAGTATTTATAATAAAAACTTTAGATGGAATTTTTTATAAAGAAAAACGCGACCTTACCCCTTTTAAAATTACAGGTAGTAAAAGATGGTAGAAGTGATTACAATAATTTTATGGAATTATTGGAAACTTCTACAATATTCTTTTCTATGATTAATTCTGAAACAGGTATTCCTAAGATAACTTCAAGACCGGGAGGATTTGTTGAAAAAATATTCGATGAGCCAAATGCTGAGCCAGAATATTACATTTACTATCAATTTACTAAACAAGACACTAGTATAGAAGGAAGATACGAGGGTCAATTTTTAGTTAAAACATTTGATGGTAATGTAATATTACCAATTAGAGAAAAATTATACATATATGTTCAAGAATCGTTTATTGCTGACGATTTAGAGTATAATACTTGTTATACCTCAACATTCCCTTGTTGTGGTAATCCAAATATTGTTGAGAATCCGGATGAAAATACAATAACTATTGTTCCACAGTATTATCCCGGTTCGATAGGTGTATTATATACCGCGACATCAAGATATCCGGTGGATACTGATATCACAGTAACATTTAAAAATGTTTTAGGTGTTATTACGGGTGACCCAATTATAATAAATTCATCAGTTTCAATCTTTACGGGTAGTAAAGAGGGTATAACGGAACTTATTATTGATGAAGATTTTAATAGATTAAATTTATATACACTATTTTCTGATATTATATTAACAGATAATGGGGATTCACAATATGATAACGTTCCGGTTATTGCTGGTCCAATTCAAATTGAACCAATACGTCCAAGACCTTTCCCAAAATATATATCGGCATATGTTACAAGTTGTTGTGACGATACGGAGATGTGTATGGCAGGTATTCCATCGTTCTTAGATATTCAGATAGGTAGTAGTGTTTTAGGTAGTGATGGTATATGTTATACTATTCAAAAATTAGACATTGTTTGTGATATGGAAACGGCCATTTCTTACGCACAGTCATATTATCAAAGATGTGGTTTTTGTATTGCTAAACATCCTTGTAATGTTATTCAAGTAACACCAACACCAACACCGACACAAACACCAAATCCTTGTTTAATAACTCCAACACCAACTCCAACACAAACAAAGAATTGTCAAGCACCGATTTTACAAACAGTATTAAATAGTAGTGGTAATACATTTTTATTGTATTTTACTGTTACAGGACCTTGTGGAACAATTTTAGTGAATTGGTCTACGGATAATGTTAATTGGAATAGTAGTGCGGGTGGTTGTTCGTCACCTAGAAGTATCACAATACCGGGCACATTACCTCCAACAATATATTTTTATATTCAACAACTTGGTAATGATTGTCCACCATTTATTTCAAATACAATAACGTATAATGTTATACCGGTTACTAGAACTCCAACACCAACACGAACTAATACACCAACACCGACAGGGACTCCGTTACCATCAATTCCGGTATCTTTTGTTGATTGTTGTAATACGTCAAACATCTTTATTATTTATGGGGCACCTTCATTGGGTATCGCATATGAAGGTACATTTTATATTCAAAGTTCTGGTTTTAATGGTTGTGCAACAGTAATTGTTCCACAAAATAGACCTAATTTAGCATATTCATATATTGGATTAGTTAAACAAGAAGATTGTAATACTTGTTTTAATAATACTGACACTCTTTGTCTTACCCCAACTCCAACCCCAACACCTACAACTACACCAACACCGACGGTTACATCATTATCTTGCGATTTTGAATTTGAAACTGTATCATTAAGTCCTACACCAACTTCGACACCAACAACAACACCAACGGTAACTCCAACTAAAACTCCAACTCAAACTCCAACTATCACACAAACAAATACTCAAACTCCGACTATAACACCTACTAAAACACCTACACCAACAAGAACTATTGGGTTAACAGTTACACCAACTCCGACTACGACTAAAACACCAACATCAACTACAACACTAACACCTACACCAACAACAACTAAAACAGTAACACCGACTCAAACACCAACACTAACTCAAACTCAAACACCTACACCAACTCAAACACCAACCCCTACACTCGGAGCTATAGTAGTTCCTCAATGTTCTGTAATATATAACGACAATAATAAGAGAATTTATTCTTATAACAGTACTACTAATGTATCTACTTTATTAAATTTAGGACCATCTCCGGCTTCTAATATAATATCAGGAGACGTAGCTCATACAGATAATAAACTTTGGTTATATAATAATTCTTTTATTTATGAATTTAATATAACATTAAATCCTTTTACTTCTGTATATAACCGAACAATAAGTTTGCCTGTAGGAGTATCTTTAGGTGCTGGTTTATGTGCTATTAATAACACAACTTTAATATCTTCTAATGCTTTAGATAATGATAGAATTATTAGAATTACATTAAATCCATCACCTAATAATACAAGTAGTATAACAAATTTATTCTCTCTACCATCAGGAAGAAGAATATCTGGAGATATAATATACACAACTAATAATAAAATTATTGTAACCGTTGCATTATCGATAGGTCTTTATTTTGGAATTTCCCAATATACCTTTACAAATAATGCGTGGGTGTTAGAATTTGACCAAAATATTACAAACACCGCACCATATCCTTATGGATTAGCAATAATAAATGGTGGTATTTATATTTTTAGCGGTACAAATCTTAAACAAATTAGTACAACATTCCCATATACAGTTACTCAAGTAAATAATATAGGTAACGGTGCGTTAGGTGCATCACAAGTACCAAGTTGTAGTAATGTTACATTTAACACAATAACTGAGACTTGTTCTTCTTGTAGCACATATGCTTTACCTAATAATGGTATTGGTAGTTTAACAGTTGACGGTTTAACAGTTTCCACAACATATAGTGGACCGACTTTACTTCAAAATCCATCAACTTTAATTTCCACAAATTGCACCGCATACGGTAGACCTTTAAACACAATATTAGTAGGGTATAATCCTGGATTATTTACGTATACTTTAAATTTTAATCAACCGGTTAATAATATTAAATTTTTACTTGATGGAGGTGGTCTTAATACACAACAAGGTGCAATAGAAACTTATACTTTCGGAACTAATGTTGGTAATCCAACACTGTCTATTTGTGGGACATCTTGTTCAACTACGACAAGTGGAAATACAGTATCATTAACTATGGTTAATAGTGTGCCGGGGGCGGCATTAATTCAAGTAAAATCCAACACCCCATACACTCAAATAACAATTGCGGGTCTTGGAGTGTTAAATGGGGTTAATTTGACTATTTGCTTAACAACACAATCATAATAATAAAACAATATGGGAATATTTTTAGAAATAACGACAACAAACTATAACGGACAATTGGCCGACATTACCTTTTTCCCTTGTTCAGGGGGGAGTATAAATCTTGGTCAAGTCATATTACCTTATTATTATGATAATGATTATTATTACGGGACATTTCAAATTTACATACCAAAATATGATAAATATTGTGACTTAGTAATTCCTTGTCCAACACCAACGTCAACACCAACTCCAACTCCAACACCAACACCAAAAATAAGAAATTTGGCCTACAATGTATTATCTTGTTGTAGTAGACTTTCAGGTGTAATAATATTACCATCAACTTTTGATATTGGTACGACAATATTAACTACCTCTAGACTATGTATGACAATTACAGGTTTTGCACCAAAAGGTAGTATTCCAACATTTACTTGGTTGGGTATTTCATATGGTGAAGGTTGTGAAAAATGTTTGGAAGATTATCCTTGTAATCCTCTACCAACACCAACACCTACAACAACAGGGTGTAAAGGTTGTTTTAGTTATACATTATATGGTGGTAAAGGTAGTAGTGAACATACTGAGTTTAGTTACATCCCTTGTGGAGAACGAACACCTGTAATCGTATCTTTAGATGATGTAATTGGGGGAGAACTAAATACTCTTACCGTTTGTGCGGAATGTTATTATGGTATTGTAATATTATCGGGTACGGGTAGTTACACGGTAAATGGGGATTGTATTCAACCAACACCAACTCCAACCCCAACTCCAACAATGACTCAAACACCGGCAAATAATTATTGTATACTAATAACTAATGAATCTGGTTGTGGGACTTATAATTACCCTACTCAAGGGGCTGGATTAATTAATGGTAAAAAATATTGGAATACTGTTCTTGACGGTAAAACTGTTTTAATATATTGGGATAACATTCAAGTTTGTTGGGTTGTTAAGAATACTAATACAAATGAACAATGTTCTAAATTATTTATAAATTCAGAATATCCTGTTGGTGATTATACTGAATGGGTTTCAACCATACCACCAACATCAGGATGTTCTTGTTTATCTACAGACACTTACTTTACTGTAAGACTAATTGATTGTCCAACACCGACTCCAACTCCAACGGCAACCCTAACACCAACTGTGACACCAACAAATACATTAACCCCAACAAATACATTAACCCCAACAAATACTCAAACGCCAACTCAAACTATCACTCAAACACCAACTCAAACTATCACTCAAACACCAACAGTTACGCAAACATCAACTACGACACCAACACCAACTCAAACTATAACACAAACACCAACCCTAACTCCTACACCAACGGTTACCTCGTCACCATTATCACCAATCATTGGTTATTTCCAAGATTGTTGTGATAGTAATATAAAATTTAAAATTGGTTTATTGGTTCAACCAGTAACTGTTGGTGAGTCTTACTATGTACAAACTGTCGGATATACAGGATGTACAAGAGCAATTGACGAGACACAGGTTTCGGCCGGATATACAACAGCAATCATTTTAAATAATGAAGGTAATTGTAATAGTTGTAATGTTAAATACTCTATAGTTTGTCCAACTCCAACACCAACCCCAACTATAACAAGTACTGTAACCCCAACTGTAACACCTACTCCGACAGTTACATCAACACCAACACTTACTCCGACATCAACACTAACTTTAACACCTACAAATACTTCAACAGTTACTCCTACTACAACAGTTACAGAAACACCGACATTAACACCGACAAATACTTCAACACCGACACTTACACCAACAATTACACCATCACCAAGTGGTGATTTATGTATTAATTGTAATATATCAGGATATACTTATATAGTATCAGACCCAATAATTCTTCCGTCACCAAGACCGACAAGAACTCCAACACCAACACCAACAAGAACACCGGATAACACAATTTACACAATATGGGTTCATATTGAATAATATAAAAAATAACTAATTATGTTTACACAAGAGATAAAAGATAAATTAAACGAATTATATCAAACCACACCTGATTATGTTGGTGTTGCTTATGGTCGTAAAACAGTTCAGGGGGTTGAAACCAATGAGATATCAATTGTTTTCACAGTCCCAAAAAAGAAATCATTAAATGAAATTCCATTCAATGAACATTTACCTAAATTTGTTGAAATTAATGAGACAATTTATAGGACAGATGTGATTGAAATTGGAAAAGTTGTTACTATGATTGATTACCCTATTTGTGATAACCCTTTAATTGCACCAAATTGTTATACTTGGAGTCCATTAGGTTCTGTTAATCCTCCAAACAGGGCGAGTTATAGACCATTAGTTGGTGGGATATCTTTAACTGCACAACGTTTAGCCCCCGCTGTTGGAACATTAGGTTTAATTGTTGTAGATAGTTTAAGTCAAAAACTTGTTGGGTTAACAAATAATCACGTTGTTGTCCAAGACGCATCATATACTAGTTATAGAAATTTAAATAGTAGTGTTATTGTTAATGAATATAAATCTTCAGCATATCAAAATGGTGAAGTTGCTCCTTCAGTAACAACAAGAATTGGTGAAGTTGTTAGATATGTTCCATTAAAAAGTGAACCTGAATTAAATACTGTTGATTGTGCATTAGTTTCAGTATGTGCTAATACCGTCAATACAATAACATCTTTTAAACAATTGGGTATTGATTATAATCAACCTATGCCATTTGCAACAACTGCAGAAATAGATAGTTTACTTGCAACACCAAGAACAATATTAAGTAGTGGTAGAACATCAGGTGTAAAATCTGGTGATTGTGGATTAAAAATAAAATATTTAGGTGCGACTCAACCGGTAGGTAGCTATCCTTTACAGAATTCCGGTAGAACGATTTCTTTTAATTCTTTAATTGTTTTCACTAGATTAAGTGAGGGTTGTAATTTTCCAATTTATGGAGGTGATTCCGGCTCTGTCCTTATTGCGGATTTTGATGGTATTTATAAAATAATTGGATTAAATTTTGCTGGGTCATCTCAAGTTCCCGGTTCAACAACAGATATTGGTCAATTTGGTTATGCCTGTAGAATAGATAATGTTGCTTTTGAATTAGGTATTGAGGCTTGGGATGGGACACCTAAAAATACGGTATCAACTATTGAAAAAGTAATAACACCTGGAGGTAGTCCTAATAAGACAATTATTGTCGATGGTAAAACATATTGGCAAGTAGGTTTATCACCTTATTTAAACTAAATAAACAAAACAAACAAAATAATTTATGCCATTTTCATCATCAATCTGTTTAACAAATACTGGAACATTACCATTAGGTAGTTATGTTGATATTTATTCTAACTCAGATAGTTACGCATTTCCATTTCAACCAAATATATCACTTTCTCTATTAACATCAAATTGTCCATATATTTTAACTAATATACCTGACGGGACAACAGAAATTAAATTTCAGGACACTGTGTCTCATTGTTGTTATAATCTTATAATATCACCAAATAACATATGTAATTTATTTGGGATTCAATTATCAGGGTTTTCATCTACAACAATTAGTGAAATTGTTGCAGGTCTTTTAGTTAGTTCTGTTGGTGCAAATATTACCGATTATATAATTGATTGGTATGGCCCTGATGATAACACAACAGTTTCGTTCACATCAGGTTTTGGAACCTTATTTGGTCCTTATAATCAAACACATCCGTTCACCAGATTATCTCTTTCAGGGTATTACGCACCAATGATTAGACAAATACGAATTAACGGAATTAATTATTCAATAACTGGTGGTACAGGTTTTGTTCAAGCAAATACTAATTGTTTAGAAAATCAAACAGTACAGGTATTTCCATCAAATTGTTTGGGTAATCGACAAGAACCATATTACACTGAACCACAATATAACAATTTTTATTTTTCTAATAGTGCAGCATTTAACCTTCCACCTGAAACATTAGAAGCGGATTTTGACCTTGATGTTAACACAAATTATTTTGCTTGGGAATTTAAACCTGAATCCGTTAGTGATACTATCGAAATTAGTTTTGTAAGTGATAATTATTCAGAACCTATTGTTTTAGATTATTGGAGAGTTGGATTAGAAAACACTGAAAGTAATCTTTTAGTAACTCCAAAAGTAATGAAAATTGCTGATGCCAGTTATTTTAAAAAAGTTATAAATCTTAAACCATTCTTAAGAAATCAGAATGATAAAATTAGGATAAGAGTAATACCAAATATAACAAACTCTAGAACAAATTGGCAATTATATTTTAAATGTTTAGAGACTTTTGATTGTTCAACTTGTTTAGACACCGCACCACTTCCTTATAAATTTATTAACAATTCGTTATCGTTAACCCCTTTAAGTTGTAATCGATATTTATTTGTGGGAACGTATACATCGTGTACGACATTTGACTATTATAAAACAGATTTATTTAACTATTTTTTTGATAAAGTAGGTTATTATGATGCGGGTATAAACGCATCCGCTTTTTCTTTTAACGATTTTGGTTCACAATTTCTTTCTCTAACAACATCTACAGGGGGAACATTGTGTAATCAGGGTAGTATTTATGGACAATCAGAAGATTGTTATCTTCCACCTGGTGGGGTTACAACATTTGCAAAAACAAACGACGGTCCTAACGGTGATGGTAGAATTTATATGACTTTTCAATTATTATCCGATTTGACAATATACTACAATTCATATTTAAATAATATTGTTGCAAATGGATTAGGCACACCATTTGACAATACTAATATCAATTATTATCGTAAGTTTACATTTATGATACCTATAATACCTTCCACCGATATAAGTAGACCTTGTAGTTCAGACATTTTTGATATCCGTAGGTATGACATACACACATCAAGTGTGGTAACTACAGGATTTACGGGAACCGTTTATTGGATGAATATGACAATGCCAAGAATTACAAAAAATATTAATTTTATTAATTGTGAATTAATGTGTGATTCTTTAACAACTAATTATGTTAACGTTATTAATCAGAATTCCATATCGCAAAGTAACCAAGCCAATTTTGTTAGTCAAATTGGTGCTAAACTTCTGAGACCATTCAACTTTTATCTTAATGTTTTTAAATATAATTCTGGCCCGGAAGAGATATATGTATCTAGAGAAATAAGTTTTAATAATATTGTGAATGATACCATACCAATGTCAGGAAGTACTTACACCCCAATACCTTCATTATCTTCGTCAACTTGTGATATGTCAACATACGTCGCTACTGACTACAGCTATATTAACCCATTAGTTTCTCCTTATGTTAACTATCAAAAAACCGCAATGTATTTTAGATTTAAAATATCAAATCCTAATAGTTTTCAAATATTTGATACAATTCCTAATAATGATGTTTTAATTTATGATTATAATTTAACTACAAGTGCTGTAACATATAGTGCGTCTAGTTATTTTGTTGGACCGTCTATTGGATTAATATCTGTGTCATATACTGAAGGAGAAAATATCCCTATTTTATTTAAATCTGTTTATTGTGGTCAACAAAATTTTTCACCTTTTATGAATTGGGGGTTAAATGGTATTAGTGTAACAAATATCCTTAGTTATGAGATACTTTGTGAAGATACTGACGCTCAGGGTAGTAGTCCTGATGGGTATTTTATACATTGGTCTGTGACAGGTATTGACCCATCACAATCATTTATTACACAAAATGGTGATTGGTTAGGTACTCCGGTTATAAATCCGACAGATTACCAACCCGGATTTTATACTGATAGAAGTAATGGTTGGAATGGACCTTGTCCTCCTTCAGGAACTCATAATTATAGAATACAAATAACCGCTAATTTAGTTGGTGGTGGAACAATTAAAAGTAATTATTCAAGATTTACGTCATCAACACCTTAAATTATAAAAAACACCCCTCCCCAAAAAAGGAGGGTTTTTTTTATTTATTTGACTTACCCAAAGATTTCCGATATATTTATAGAAACAAGACAAACCTGACTTATGTCGGAGCTAATATGTCACTCTAAAAAAATATAATATGGTAACACAAGAAGAAATCAAAGCATTCCTTGAGGGGAATGACCCTGAAGAGCACATCGTTGCAATTGAGTATGATTACGTCACCGACGCAATCTACAAAATCAAAGAAATCCCTGGTCAGGGAAAGATAATCAAGAAAGACACATTTACGGCATTTGCTTGGGTTGGAGACTTAAGAGATTTGAATTTTTATTCAAAATCTAAAGACTTACAAAAAGAAGCAATGAAAAAACACGGAATCATCATTGATAAGTTAGAAACCAAAGGTAATGAAAGATTAGAGAAAGGTCTTAAGTTTATGGTTAAATCAATGAAGGGTTATCGTTCACTTATTCAATTTTTTAAAGAGGGTGGTGTAGACCCGTGGGGTGAGAAAACAAAAGGAAAACTAACGGTACTTCCACCGGTTGAACAGTTCCTTATCTCAAGAGAGAAGAGATTATTTAAAGGGTATGAAGAATACAACGACATCACCCGACTCGGGTTTGACTTGGAGACGACCGCTTTGGAACCAAAGGATGGTCGTATATTTATGATTGGAATTAAAACCAATAAAGGATACCAAAAAGTTATTGAGTGTGCTGACGAAGACCAAGAAAGAAGAGGGTTAGTAGAATTCTTCAACATTATTGACGAACTTAAACCATCAATCATCGGTGGATATAATTCTGCAAACTTCGACTGGTTTTGGATATTCGAGAGATGTAAAGCACTTAACTTAGACATCAAAAAAATTGCTAAATCACTAAACCCGGCAAGACCTATCTCTCAAAAGGATGGTATGTTAAAACTTGCTAACGAAGTAGAAAGATTCTCACAAACTCAATTGTGGGGTTATAATGTTATTGATATTATTCATTCAGTTCGTAGAGCTCAAGCAATCAATTCAAGTATTAAATCGGCGGGTCTTAAATATATTACTCAATATATTAAAGCTGAGGCTCCCGACCGAGTTTATATTGACCACTTAGAGATTGGACCAATGTATGCTAAAAAAGAGGAATATTGGTTAAATGTTGAGAACGGGAAATATAAAAGAGCGGATAATCCGGACTTCAATAACTTAGATACAAGATTTCCGGGTAAATACCTAAAGGTTACCGGAGATAATATTGTGGAGAGATATCTTGACGATGACTTAGAGGAAACGTTAACAGTCGATGATGAATTTAATCAGGGGACGTTTCTATTAGCATCGATGGTACCAACAACATATGAGAGAGTTTCCACTATGGGAACCGCAACTCTATGGAGAATGATTATGTTGGCTTGGTCATATAAGAATAATTTGGCTATTCCCCAAAAAGAAGAGAAGACAGACTTCGTAGGAGGACTTTCAAGACTACTTAAGGTGGGTTACTCTACCAACGTATTAAAACTCGATTACTCTTCCCTATATCCATCTATTCAGTTAGTTCACGATGTGTTCCCTGAGTGTGATGTTATGGGTGGAATGAAAGGGATGTTAACTTACTTCCGTAATGCTCGTATTATGTATAAAAACTTAGCAACGGAATATAAATCAACTGATTCTAAAAAATCACTTTCATACGATAGAAAACAATTACCATTAAAAATCTTCATTAACTCGATGTTTGGTGGGTTATCGGCACCACACGTTTATGAGTGGGGAGAAATGAATAGTGGAGAAAGAATTACTTGTACCGGAAGACAATATCTTCGTCAGATGGTGAAATACTTTGTTAAGAGAGGTTATACTCCTTTGGTACTCGATACCGATGGTGTCAACTTTAGTTTACCTGAAGGTGGTGTTGAAGATAGAGTTTATATTGGAAAAGGGTTAAATTGGTTAGTTAAAGAGGGTCAAGAATATAGAGGTTATTATGCCGACACCGCAGAATACAACGACTTGTTTATGAAAGGTGAGATGGGGTTAGATTGTGATGGAACTTGGGATTCTTGTATTAATTTAAGTAGAAAGAATTACGCGACAATGGAATCTAACGGTAAAATTAAATTAACCGGAAATTCAATTAAGTCTAAAAAATTACCACTGTATATTGAGGTGTTTTTAGATAAAGGGGTAAAATTATTATTGGAAGGGAAAGGTCAGGAATTTGTTGAGTGGTATTTTGAGTATCACCAAAGAATATACGACCAACAGATACCTTTAAAACAAATTGCTCAAAGAGCAAGAGTTAAATTGTCTGTCGAAGATTATAAAAAAAGATGTGGAATGAAAACTAAAGCGGGTTCTTTAATGAGTAGAATGGCTCATATGGAATTGGCGATTAAACACGATTTAAAAGTTTCATTAGGGGATGTAATTAGTTATGTTAATAATGGAGTTAAGGCGTCTCACGGAGATGTTCAAAAAATCACCAAAAACAATTACACTAAAAAAGCGTTAGATTTGTTCACATCAGTAAATGGGGTGGAACCTGAAGATAAGTCTACCTCAACAATACAATTAAATTGTTATATGTTAGACCAAACTGAAATTGAGAATAACCCTGATTTAACCGGAGAATACAATGTTCCAAGAGCAATCTCAACATTTAATAAAAAAGTCGAACCATTATTAATTGTTTTTAATAAAGAGTTAAGAGAAAGTTTGTTAATTGCTAACCCTGAAGATAGAGGTTTCTTTACTAAAACTCAATGTGAGTTAATTGGTGGTATTCCAAATAAAGAAGGAGACCAAGACACTATTGAGGATTTATTAACAATAACAGATTTAGAATTAAAGTTTTGGGATAGAGTTGGTGTTAGTTCTGAATATATTTATGAATTAGCTGAACCTGGTTGGGAAGAACATATTAATTAAAAAAGAAAAGGTGTCATATTCGACACCTTTTTTTACTCTAACTTTAATCCATCGGAACTTAAAATATACCAACCACCATCAACTCTAAAGAACTCAACGGCCGCCCCTTTATCTATTAGTATTTCATCATATTGTTCGTCAATTTGTCCCATCAAAGGTAAAATTAATACCTTTGTTAAAGTTTTAATTACAATATGTTCAGTTGTGTTTTGGTCTAAAATTATTTTACAATAATCAACATCTTTAACCAAAATGAGTTCTTCACCATTTGTTCTATGTTCCGGAATAGTAATCGTTTCAATAGCTGGTCTATTTGGTAAGTTAGACATCACACCGAATACTTTGTTTCCAATTTTTGTTCTTGTTATAAAAGTCATATAAATTAAATTACGTATATTTGTCTTGGCATTGCTCTGAACTTTAATTGTTTGTTAAGATTCTCAGCAATTTGTGCCTCGCGTTCCATAACCTTTTCAGGTTTTAAACGAGTTAATCTTCCTTCGGCACCAATTAACTCTTCAATTAATTTTGTTTTTTCATCTTTAGCTTCTGTCGCTAACGATTGATAATCCATAGTTAATTCACTATCAGGTGTTTTGATATTTCCACTAAATTTACCACGAACTCTTGCCAATGTTTCTTTAACATATGCGGTAAACCAACGACGAATCCAAACTTGTGCAGGATTATTTAAATCAACCCAATCAATTTCGTCAAATGGAACATCCGATGGTAATTTAATAATATCAGGATTGTTTTTTAAACATTTGTCTCTATCTTCAGGTCCGATATCATAATACCAATACCATACTTTTCCACGAGTCATAGTCGCATTTCCAAAATCAAATTTCCCACCCGGTGTATTCATTAAATGTAATGCCTTTTTTCCTTCAGGTAAAGCGGTAATTCTATAAGTTAAATCACCAGCAATAATTCTTCTTTGAATATTAGTTTCTTGCATTCTTAATAACATATCAAATGCCGGCATCATAAAATATGAACCCGACATACCCATTTGTGAGAAACCTCCCGGGCCACCAAGACCGATACCACCTAATGAACCAAAAGACCAGGGGTCAAATAATAGGTTGTTAAGTTCTGCGGGAGTAAACCACATAACTTCATTTATTTCTCTTCCCGCAGGAATTTCATAAATTTGTTGTCCTTTAACTAATTCTACATAATCTTTTTTAAGTTCCCACTCACCACCGGCTTGTAGTCCAACAATTTTTGAGTAAGCGTAAGTGTATCGAGTTTCATAATCTAAACTTTTGGTTATGAAGGCACGAGATAATGATTGAGTATCTAAATTAAGATTATACAATGAAGTCCATTGTGATTCTATTAACCAATCTTGAACATATTGTGAATAGTCGCTAATAGATAATTCTAATAAACTATCCATCATCTCATCTTCAATTTCGATTGAACGAAGAGGGGCACCTAAAAGGTGTTTAATTCTTGTATAGAGTTTGGTTCTTTCCGGTTCTGCGATAACTGCCATATAGATTTGTGTTTCTATATAAATATCAGCTAAGAGTATAAATTAAACTTTTTTCAGGGAAAACGAAATTACCACCAAAAATTGTTGTTTCGTTATTATCAAATATTAAAATTTCTTTATTATTTTTAGAAAAAATTAACCAGTCGGTATTGTATTTTTTAACATTACCTGAACCTAATACAACAATAAAGTGATGTTCTTCACTGATAGATGAGAAAGGTTTAATTTGTGCAGTTTTGGTTACACCATCAACAATTATTTCACAATCTATCCCTCCAATCATATCTTCGCTACTCCCAAGTTTTCCAACAGATTTAACATTATCTTCACCAAATTGTTTTTTAAGTATGTCAACGGTGGTATCTTCTCTTTTTTGACCCCAAGCGTGGGTTTGACCTAACACCATCATAAGAGATTGAAACGTTGATGATTCAGTATTAAAGATTCTTGTTTTATATTGGCCAATTACATTAACAAATCTTCTAACTTGATTGATTTGTTCAAGTTCAGATATGTTTTGAAATGAAATTGGTTGTTGTTTTTTAGATTTCAACACTTTGTTAATGTCTCTAAGTAATACACAAAAACAACTATAATTTGTGTTTAATTTGTTAATTACTGAACGACCTTCTTGTTCTAAGTCATATATTCCGGACATTTCACCTTCACCATACGCACCTCTATTGTAGTAATTGTTAGGAAAAACATCTTTTAATATTCTATTGATTGCGTATTTAAATAAATCTTTAACTTTTGGGTTTGTGTTAAATACTTGTCTAATTTCCTCAACTTTAGATGTTGAACATTTTTCGGCTTTGGATTCTGATAACACTAAGGTTACTTTTCTATCCGTTTCATTTTTTTTAATCTCTTCAATAATAAGATTAACTTTGTTTTCTGTATTTTTCATATAGGCTTGTGTTTATTATGATAAATATCTAAACAACCGAATTAACCTCGATTGTTTATTCTATTCATAATATCTGAGATGAAATCACCCTTTTCATCTATGTTGTCACCCATTACGGTTCCAATGTTTTGTTTCTTTTGATTTACCATATCATAGATGATTCCTTCGATTGAGTTATCAAATATTGGGTAGTAAACCGATACTGAATTTTTTTGACCATATCTGTATGCTCGGTCTTCCGCTTGTGCTAAGTCACCCGGAACAAATGATAGGTCATTAATTATTACGGCTTCAGCGGCGGTTAATGTAATCCCAACACCAGCGGCTTTGACATTCCCAACAAACACTTTAATCTTTTCATTATCTTGAAATTGGTCAACAGCATATTGTCGTTGAGGTTTTGATGTAGAACCATCCAATCTCACAGCTTGTTTTCCAAAATGGTCGGCAATTCTGTTTAATGTTTCAGTAAAGTTGGTAAAGATAATGACTTTTTTGTCTTGTTCCAAAATATTTTCAGCTAATTCTATGGTATCTTTGATTTTTTCTTCGGCAATAACTTGACGAACCTTCATTAACTTACTGAATTGAACTGTTAAAGATGTTGACTCATCTGGGTTCTTATTATACCAATCATAGTATTCACCCATCAACCCTTCATAAAGTTTTGACTTTAATCTTAGATAAACCGGTGTAATAATTTTCTCAGGTAAATCTAAAACTTCCGTCTTCAATCTACGTAAAACTTGTCTTGATGTTCTATCTCTTAATTCTTCTAAGTTTGATGCTCCGGTAACATTCCATATCTTACGAGTTCCCGCAGTGAATTGATACCCTTGACAATATCTAATAGCATAAGCCATCCAATTCTGAGCGACAGGACTTTCAATAAGTGCCAACAGATTGAAATAATTCATCGGTCGGTTAGTCATCGGTGTTCCGGTTAATAACCACACTCTTTCACAACTTTTAGAAAAACTATTAACAAGTTTGGTTCTTGCCGCTTGTCCATTACTAACATAATGAGCTTCATCCAAGATAATTAAATCAAAATTTCCTTGTGTGATTAAAGATTCGGTCTTACTTTTTAAATCGTAGAAGTTTTTAAGAATGTCGTAATTAACAATTACAAAATCGTGTTCAATTGAGAAATTTTTACCTTCAGAAATATAAACACTTCTATCTGTATAGTTTTCAATTTCTCTTTGCCAGTTAATCTTTAATGATGCCGGACAAACAATCAATATTTTTTTTGCACCTGTTTCTAACGCAGCGATAATTGTTGCGGTTGTCTTACCTAACCCCATATCATCGGCAAGAATAAATCTTTTAGAACCGGCAAGTTTTTCAATAGCCTCTTTTTGATGTTCCAATGGCGGACGATTGGAGTACTTTGAATAATCCACAACAATATTCTTAATTGTGTGTGTTTTAATCAAGGCACCTTTTGGTAGCCAAAAATCGTGGATAGTTTCAGAATCTAATACTTTTCCCCAAACGTGGTAGGATTTTTCTTTCTCAACTAATAGCTTTTCCACCCATACCTGTTCGGGGATTTTAAGTAATAATTTTTCGTCGGCAATTTTTTTGGCAAAGTAGGGGTCTAAATCAACCCATCGTTTGGCTACCTTAGGTGTAACTTCGTAATAATTTATAATGTAATCACATTGAGCCCTTGTAGGAAAAAATCTTTTGTTGGTCTCTTTTTGATGTTTTAATTTTAAGATATAGTTATTCGCCCCCTGATAAGTTTCAAGGAGAGATATTGCTCGTTGTTCTATTGTTAAATTAGAATTTTCAGATGTATTGTTTTCCAAATTTAATCTTTTAATAGAAATATAACACATTTTATAATATTTATCAATATGAATGATGAGTCAGACAAAATTAAAAACTATACTAAGTTAATCGGTCGATATTTAAACATTACTAAACCCAATGGTGTATCGGAGATTAAGTTTGAATTGAGACCAACAGGTGATGATGACGAATATTATATGTCTATAATGTATATTGTCCCTAGTGACAGCAAATATTTAAGTTATGCTGTTACAAAAAATGTTACACGAAATGAATGGAATCACCAAATAATAAAAGATATTAAAAATTATTTTGGGTTAAGAGTGATTATCAATAACTCCGGAACAAGAAGCGAAGAATTTTTACAATAGATAAAAAAAATATGAATAATAAAGTACCAATTACAAGAATAGGTAAGTTCTTCGGAGCGGAGGATTTCAAGTTAGAACAAGACTTCGGAACCGAATGGTTGCACGGGGATATGAACTTTACATTAGTTCTATATCGCGTTGATAGATATAAGACCAAAACAGATGATGTTTATGGTGAGACCGTATCTGATGGTATTAAGTTTTTACCACCGGTCGAATTCAAAGGGTATGTTCAAATTATGGCACCTGAGAACAAATATTTGGGAACTTCTAAAATTGACCAAATGGAGCCGGGTAATATGAAAGTGTCTGTTTATCAAAGAGATTTGGAAGAGTTGGATATTGATATTAGTTATGGTGATTACATTGGATACTATGAAACGGAAGATAAAGTAAGGTATTATACGGTTAATAACGATGGAAGGGTGACTTCTGACAACAAACATACTTTGGGTGGATACAAACCATTCTACAGAACTATTATGGCATCACCGGTTACAAATAACGAATTTAGAGGATTATAATGAAAGTAATTATAACAGAAAATAAATTAACTAATTCAATCTATAACTATATTGATGAAACCTTTAACCCAAATGATATGGATTGGGTTTATGGTCTTGGTATAGATGATGACGGATATGTCGATATTGATAAGGAAAATGAAAACTTTTTAATTTTTTTTAAAGGTGAGTGGGAAGGTGAAGAAGATTCTGATTCTGTTTTTCATTATTTTGATGTTGACTTCTATGATAAAAATGACCCTTCACACAAACCATTTAGAGACCAAACACCGATTTTAGAAGTTTTGGGTGAGTATGCGAGACACTTAGATAGTATGTTTGATAACCATTGGCACGAACCAATGAAAAAATGGTTCCAAGATAATTTTAATTTACCGGTTAAAACATTATCAACATATTACAATTATGGAAATTGAAAATAATCATATAAATAAAAAAGTAATGGTGTATTATAATTTAAATAAACACACATTCTCAATCACATATAAAAATAAATTAATCTCACACGCAGACCACGTCAAATTAAACGATGTTGAATTTAGAGTTAGACCGGGAGGTAGAACAAGAGTGTTAAAAGATAAAAGAAAAAATGTTCACGCATTTGTAATCGGAACATTACTTGAATATTGTAAATATCCTTGTGAGAGTTTACCTAATGACATAAATGATAACATTGTTACCTATGACCCATACAAATACAGTTCTTATGTTATAAAAGATACAAAAGAACCAATATATAATGTGGGGGGAGTAGAAATGATAAATTCAAGAAACAAAATATTTATAACAAAACAATAAAATGGGTTTACCAAGTAAAATAAAGAAAAATTTACCATTAACGGAACCAAAAACTCTTTTACCAAGAAGAGAAGAACTTTTGGAAAAAATCAATAAAGACGGAACTTATCTTCCAAAATCTTTATTACACGCTGATTTGGACAGAGGATTTTTAGATTTTGTTAAGAATGATTTAAAAGTTGTTGTTGAAGGTAAAACTATTCCAACTGTTGATATTTTGGTTACAACTCAGAATTGGGCTCAATTTACTGAAACTTGGAATTTTCAAAACATAGATAAAAATGCTGAACCACCGTTCATTACCGTAGTTAGAACACCTGAAGTTAAATTTGGAAGTAATCCAGCGATTTTATATAATATCCCAAATAGAAGACAATATTTTTACGCACAAGTTCCGACTTTTGATGGGCAAAGAAATGGAATGGATGTTTATACTATCCCACAACCTGTTCCGGTAGATATTACTTATTCAGTTAAAATTGTTTGTAATAGAATGAGAGAATTAAATAAACTCAATCAAACTATTATTGAAAAATTTTCTTCTCGACAAGCGTATGCGGTTATTAAAGGTCATTACATTCCAATTATTATGGGTAACATTACTGATGAATCAGTAATGGAAGTTGAAAAAAGAAAATATTACATTCAAACTTATGAATTTACAATGTTAGGGTTTTTAATTGACGAAGATGAATTTGAAGTATCTCCGGCAATAACAAGAGTTTTACAGGTTGTTGAGTTTGAAAAAAAGACAACAAGACGAAATAAAAAGAAACCTGTTGAAGAGGGCCCGGGAAGTCAGGCATTATTTTTAGTTGGTAATACGACACTAACACAATTATTTAGTTATGTTGTTGACATTAAAATTGGTGATACAATAAATGTAGATTCATTTGATGTTTATATTAATGACGATTACTATGGGTCTGATTTAGAATTAATACAAATTAATTCAGGTGATGTGTTAAGGTTAGAGATTGTTAAAGATAATCCATCAACGGAATCAACAATTCAATTCATAGATAAGATATTTTAGTCTTCTCCATAAACATCTTTTTTAGGTTTACACTTTTCAATAATTAACCTTTCTAAAAACCGATACATTTTAATACCTCTCTTTTCACAGTAGGTTTTAAGAATCTCGTGTGTCTCCACAGATATCTTTAAATTTTTAATCTTTTTGATGTCTTTATCCATAAGTAGAAAAAAGGTAGAAAATAATCTCCCTAAAATATAAATAGTTGCTACGAAGTAAAGTATTTTGATTTTTTTTTAATATTTATATATAAATAAAATTATAAACAAAACAAACTAATGGCAACAAACAGCAAAGTATTCGTATCTCCCGGGGTATATACTTCCGAAGTTGATTTAAGTTTCGTAGCACAAAGTGTGGGGGTAACCACATTAGGTATTGTTGGTGAAACACAAAAAGGACCAGCATTCGAACCTATCTTTATACGAAATTTCGATGAATTCTCAACTTTTTTTGGAGGAACATCCCCTGAAAAGTTTATTAATACACAAATACCGAAGTATGAAGCTTCGTATATCGCAAAATCTTATTTACAACAATCAAATCAATTGTTTGTTACAAGAATTTTGGGATTGTCAGGATATGACGCGGGACCATCTTGGTCTTTTAGAACGATAGCGAATGTTGATAAAACAACAGTTGATTTTGACTGTTCAGGTAGTACATATGATTTTACATCATGTGAATCTATATGTACAGGATATACGGAATATTCATTCACATTACCGTTTACCGGATGTAATAATGATATAAGTTCAGTTGTCTTTGGTGCATTTACAGGTGATGAATCGATAATAACAAATAAATTTAATGAAACTTATGAAAATTTTAACGGAACATCGTCAACAATAATTTCAGATTTCCAACAACAAGTTTTCAATGTTATTGTTTCCTCAACAACTTTATCAACTTCAGCAACCTCATTATACTGTTATGGTACAATATTAGGTGATGATTACGATAATTTAGTTTCAATAGGTTATACAAACGTAACAAACGTATTCGACGTAAACAATGTTGATTCACATTTAGCTGATTATACTGCTCCAGAGAATGACCCTTGGTATTACGCATTATTTGATAATAATAATGGTAGTTATACAGGTAGTTCTTACTATACGGTAATCGATACTCTTGGACAAAGTTCTACATCATCAAATTGTTCATCTTTCTATTCATTTAGTGTTCTTGGTGTTGCAGGAAGTATTAATTACAATAACAGCACAATTAGTGTTGTTTTACCTTTTGCGACTTTTTCAGGAACAAATTTATCAACTATTGTTCCAACGTTTAGTGCTTGTTGTACAGGTGTAACGGTAAATTTATCAGCACAAACTAGTAATGTATCGGTTGTTAATTTTTCAACAGGTGCTGTTACATATCTTTTAATACCTAACGATGGTAGTTCAACAGGAACATCTTTTAACGTAACCGTTGAAATACAAAATCCTTGTAACCCACTAACATCAGGTAATACTGGAAACTATACTTCAGGTTCAATTAAAACTTGTTATACGGGTAGTGTTAGAGGTTCTGTTTATGTTTATACAGGAACATCTTATACAGACTTTGACGATTTAATTCTTGCAACACTTCGTTCAAGAGGTATTGCGACTTATGGTGCGGGTAGTGATGGACCAACTTATCAAGTAAATGATGTGACCGATGTAACAATGAATTGTACAGGTGGATACTCAAGTATTGGTAAAAATCCTTATTCTGAATTTGGTTTAAACATAACTGATAAGGATAATAATACATTTTTCTTTGAAACCTCATTTAGTGAGTCAGATTCTAAATATTTACCAAAAGTATTTGGTTCTTCAAACTTTGCAAAACCAAGAACTACGGTTCCATTATTTGTAGAAGAGAGATTTCAAACATTATTAAACTATGGTTATAATAAAGGTTATATTAGAGGTATTAATTGTAATTTAGTTGGATTACCAAGAGCTAATAACAGTAATAACGATATGTCTTCGATAGCGTTTTATTTAGAAAAATACCAAACACCGTCTTCCCCTTGGGTTGTATCTGAATTAAGAGGTAGTAAAGTATACAATCTATTCAGATTCACAACAGTTTCTGATGGTGATGACGCTAACACTGAGGTTAAAATTTCAATAGCAAATATGTCATTTGGTAATTTAACTTTTGATATTTTAGTTAGAGATTTTTATGACACAGATAATAATCCTGTTGTTATTGAGAAATTCACAAATTGTTCGATGAATCCTCAGGATAATGCGTTTGTTGGACAAAAAATTGGTACTGCCGATGGAGAATACGCGTTGAACTCAAAATACATTATGGTTGAGATGAATGAGGACGCACCGATTGATGCGTTACCTTGTGGTTTCCAAGGATTTAGATTTAGAAATTACGCAACTTCTAGACCACCGTTCCCAATTTATAAAACTAAATATGATTACCCTGGAGAGGTTGTATTTGACCCACCATTTGGATTAAGTTCAGGTTCTAACTTGGCAATCCAAAGTCCGGGCGATAATGTTCGTAGAACTTACTTAGGTATTTCTACAGGATATGGTGCAGGATATGACCCTGATTTCTTCCAATATAAAGGTAAACAATTACCATTAGATTTATGTACAGCTGTGGAAGGGAATGATTGGACATATAAAACAAGAGGATTCCATATGGATGTTAACGCATCATCAATTGTTTATCCGGGAACATCTAACCCAGAATTCTTTGTTGGTGACGCACCATTTACATCAGACCCTGATAGTGAAGTTAGTCCTTATTACAGAATTTATTCACGTAAATTCTCATTATTAGTTCAAGGAGGATTTGATGGTTGGGATATCTATAGAGAATCTAGAACAAATACCGACACATTTAAATTAGGTAGAAGAGGTTACTTAAACGGGGCTTGTACAAGTATACAATATCCAACGGCAACAGGATGGGGAGCATTCAAGAAAATTACTGTTGGAAAAAATAATGTTGATTGGGCAAACACCGATTATTACGCTTACTTATTAGGACAACAAACATTCTCTAATCCTGAGGCGGTGAATATTAACTTATTTGTTACTCCGGGTATTGATTATGTTAATAATTCTGATTTAGTTGAAGATGCGATTGAGATGATTGAATTTAACAGAGCTGACTCATTATACGTTTGTACAACACCGGATATTGATTTGTTTATGCCAACAGTAAACTTGGCAACTGATTTAATTTACCCTCAAGAGGCAATAAATAACTTAGAAACTACAGGAGTCGACTCTAACTATACCGCAACATACTACCCTTGGGTATTAACAAGAGATAGTGTTAACAATACACAAATCTACTTACCACCAACGGCAGAAGTTGTTAGAAACTTAGCGTTAACCGACAACATCGCTTTCCCTTGGTTCGCGGCGGCAGGTTACACAAGAGGTATCGTAAACGCAATCAAAGCGAGAAAGAAACTTACTCAAGAAGATAGAGACACCCTTTACCAAGGACGTATCAATCCAATTGCAACTTTCTCTGATGTTGGGACGGTAATTTGGGGTAATAAAACACTACAAGTGGCTCAATCGGCACTTGATAGAATAAACGTAAGAAGATTATTACTTCAAGCTCGTAAATTGATTTCAGCGGTATCTGTAAGATTATTGTTTGAACAAAACGACCAAAAAGTAAGACAAGACTTCTTAGACGCGGTTAACCCTATCTTGGATGCTATCAGAAGAGACAGAGGTTTATATGATTTCCGAGTTACAGTATCGTCAGATACGGCTGATTTAGATAGAAATCAAATGACAGGTAAGATTTACATCAAACCAACCAAATCGTTAGAATTTATAGACATTACGTTCTATATTACTCCAACAGGAGCTTCTTTCGAGAATATATAATAAATAAAATTATGACCCATTGTAATAGTGGGTCATAATAAGCCTTAATATAAAGATATGTTAAAAAATAGAATAAAAGAAGGTATTGACGAGTTTGGTGCCCCCGATGAAAAGTATTACGCGTTTGATTGGGATGATAACATTGTTTCAATGCCAACAAAGATAATCTTGAAAGATGAAGAAGGTGACGAAGTAGGAATGTCTACTGAAGATTTTGCAACTTACAGAGAAGAAGTTGGAAAAGAACCTTTAGAATTTGATGGTCACACAATCGTAGGGTTTGCAAACGACCCTTTTAGATGGTTTGGTGTAAAGGGTGATAAACAATTTATTGTTGATGCGATAACCGCAAAACCGGGTCCGGCTTGGGATGATTTTGTTGAGGCAATTAATAACGGTTCAATTTTTTCAATTGTTACCGCTAGAGGACACACACCTTCAATATTAAAAGAGGCTTGTTACAATTATATTGTGTCAAATACAAATGGGATTGATTCAGACGAATTGGTTAAAAATTTAGAAAAATATCGTGATTTAGCGGATGAAGAAAATGTCTCTAAAAGAGAAATGATTCGAGAATATTTAGACTTGTGTAGATTTTATCCGGTAAGTTACGGTGAGGGTTCTGCAACAAATCCGGAACAAGGTAAAATTAACGCATTAAAAGAGTTTGTTCAATATGTTAAGGCGATGTCTCAACATATACAAAAGAAAGCTTTCTTAAAAAATAAAATAAATAATTATTTTGTCCCTAAGATAGGTTTTTCAGATGACGACTTAAAAAATGTGGATGTAGTGAAAAAACATTTTGAGCAAGACCCAGAGAATATAATTAAAACATATTCAACAGCAGGAGGAATTAAAAAAGAATATTAAAATATTTATTATAAAATAATTAATAAATAAAAACTATTAATATAAAAACTAGGATTTCTAGAATGATAGATTTTTTAATTCTAAAAGTCAAGAGAAAAAAATTAAATAGGTTATATTTATAATAAACAAGATAAAAAAATAAAAATTAAAAAACAAATAGAAAATGGCTGATTTATTAATGAAAATGCCCATACCGTATGAACCAAAAAGACAAAATAGGTTTATTGTACGATTCCCTTCTACATTAGGGATTAACGAATGGTTTGTAGAGTCGGCTGCTAGACCACATATCACTATTAAAGACGTTGAGATACCCTTTTTAAACACTTCAACTTATGTTGCGGGTAGATTTACTTGGGGAACAATTAATGTCAAATTTAGAGACCCAATTGGACCTTCAGCATCACAAGCACTTATGGAATGGGTGCGTTTATGTGCGGAGTCTGTTACAGGACGTATGGGATATGCTGCGGGGTATAAGAAAAACATTGACCTTGAGATGTTAGACCCAACAGGTGTTGTTGTTGAAAAATGGATATTAGAAGGAACTTTCTTATCTGATGTTAACTTTGATACTTTAGCTTATAGTTCAGACGCATTGGCAACAATTTCTGCGACACTTCGTATGGATAGATGTGTATTAGTTTACTAATCAATTAAAATAAAATATATTACACCCTACATTTAATTATGTGGGGTTTTTTATTTATATAAAAAAAACATATCCTATTATTTATAATAAAAACAAAATTATATGGAACAAAATTTAATAGACGCTGCAACTGAAAATTTCAGCTTACCACACGATGTGGTTCAATTACCAACCGGAGGGATTTTTTATAAATCAAAAAAGAAAGCTGTTAAGATTGGTTATTTAACGGCAAATGATGAAAATTATTTAATCGGTTCTGGTCGTAATAGTGAAAATATTATATTAAAACTATTGAGAAATAAAATGTATGAACACGATTTACGTCCTGAAGAACTATTAGACGGTGATGTTGAGGCGATTTTAATTTTTTTAAGAAACTCTTCTTTTGGTTCGGAATATAGTGTTAATTTAATTGACCCGGGAACTGATAAACCATTTATTGGTTCGGTTATTTTAGATGAATTAAACATTAGAAAAACTGAAGTTAAACCTGATGAAGATGGGACGTTTACAACTAAATTACCAAGAACAGGTGTTACAGTAAAATTAAGACCAACAACTTTTTATGATACTATTGAATTAGATAAAATGGTGGAACAATATCCCGTTGGTAGACAAGCCCCTAAAATTACTTGGAAACTGTTAAAACATATTGTTGAAGTTGATGGTAGTTCAGATAAATCAAAAATTGCGTTATTTGTTGATTCACTACCAATTATGGATTCTAAATACATAAGAAGTTTTTTAAGAGAAAATGAACCGTCATTGGACTTAAAAAGAAGTGTAATCGCCCCTTCAGGAGAATTGGTATCTTTCGAGATAACCTTTGGGGTGGACTTTTTTCGACCTTTCTTCTAATCATAGACAATTATTAATTGAGGAATATTTGTACTTAGCTCAAACAATATACGTATCATATTCGGATTTCCACACAATGCCGACATATGTTAGAAAATATTTAATAAATCGAGTAATCGAGAATAACACACCAAACTAGTGATTTAAAAACTATGTTTGGTGTATTTATTTAGAAACACATTTAATTATGGTAGATAAAGCACCGGAGGGTACTTCAACAGGAGGGATAAAAGGACTAGGGGACGCCCTTGGGTCTAATTTTGACCCAATCGCAATAGCAAAAGTAGTGTTGACACTTGATAATGCGGCAAGTGAAATGCTTAAGAAATTTGGTCAAGGTCAGGCTATGTCGGATTTATTACGTGGTAGTATGGCGGAGGCTGTTACTTCAGTAAGAAAATTAGGTGGTGATATTGCAGATGTTCTTGCGACACAAAAAGATGCGTCCGAAACTTTAGGTAGAAACGTTGTTTTATCAGAAAAAACAACTAAAGATTTATACGCAACAATGAAAGTTACCGGACAATCTGTTAAAGATATTGTTGCAGGTATGGCGGACGCGGGTATTGGTGCGGGAAGGGCAACAAGTGAAATGTTAAAAGTTGTTAATGTTGCTCGAGAATCAGGGGTTAATGCTCAGGCGGTGTCAGGTGCAGTTATTAAAAATATGGAGGCTCTTAATAAATTTAATTTTGCTGGTGGTGTTGAAGGTTTGGCAAAAATGGCAGCACAATCAACAGCGTTAAGAGTTGATATGGGTAAAACATTAGAGTTGGCTGACAGATTATTTGACCCTGAAAAAGCGATTGATTTAGCCGCATCAATGCAACGATTAGGTGTTTCACAAAGTTCATTATTAGACCCATTAAAATTAATGGATTTAGCTCAAAATGACCCTGCTGAATTACAAAATCAAATTGCACAAATGAGTAAACAATTTGTTCAATTGGGTAAAGATGGACATTTTGAAATTATGCCGGGAGCGAAACGACAATTGAGAGAGATTTCAAGTGCTATGGGGATATCATATAATGACATTACTAAAATGGCGTTAGGTAGTGCCGACTTAGATAAGAAAATGAAGGAAATATCCTTTCCAAGCGCGACTGAGGACCAAAAGAAAATGATTGCCAATATGGCAGAAATGGGTGCCGGTGGAACTTATGAAATTAAAACAGCCGCGGGAGAAACTAAAGATGTTAGTAAATTAACAGGTCCTGAAATAGAAGCTCTTGAAAAAATGGCAAATACCGCTCCTCCAACAATGGAAGAGTTAGCCAAACAACAATTAACCGCAACACAATCTATTACGGCAGCGATAAATAGTTTGGCGGATAGAACGGGTTTAGGTGCTGCTCGTAGTGAAACTGCAGGTGGGATATTAAAAGGGACGAGAGCGGTTGCCACCGCGGCGTCAGAAATTCCAGGTGAAGGGTTATCAGCAAAAAACATTGCTCAAGGTATTGATAATACTGTGGACTCACTAAAAACTGCGATTGCAAAATATGCGGCGACAGGGGAAAAAACAGATGTTTTAGGAAATATTATGTCTAGTTTTGGAGGGTTTGTAAAAAAAGAATTAATGGATTCATTTTCAAATGTACAAGTTCAGGCGGATAAGCTAAGTGCGGAATTTCCTATGGCAACAGGTACAATAAAGGCATTCAACCAAATGATGGCAGGGACCTTACCTCCATCCTCAACAAATTCATCAATACCTCGAGGAACAGTTGGGACTAGTAGTTCACAAGTGTCAAATCAAAAATCAACAATGGACGTTAATTTAAATGTTAAAGTGGATTCTAATTCTCCAAATATTGATGCAAAACAAATGGAACAAATTTTTACAAATCCCGCATTAATGGAAAAATTAACAGTTAGTGTTAGAGATGGTATTAATAAAATGAATCCTGTTAAAAATGAACGACCTTAAAATAGATTATTAATCTATTTATTATAAAAGAAAAAAAATATGTCAAATAGTACATTATCATTTGCTTCATCATCTTCATTTAGAGATATTTTATTGGCTAAAAATTTAGCCCCATATAATGTTGTCGGAGTATATTCACCACAAGTTGGTAATTTAACTTATGAAACAGTTTTAAATGTTAGTAATGTTATTGATTCACCAAATGACTTAATTGCTAATGACCCATTTGCTGCACAATTATATCCATTAAATGAATATGGTCCTAATGGAGGTTATAACACAATAATAGATTATAATGGAGCTCCTCTTCCGGTAAATTCAAATCAGGGTGAGTATAGTCCGGATGATACTGTGTTAGATTTAGTTAATGAATTTTTTATTGATACAGCGTATATTGTAAACTATTATGGACCTGTTGGTGGATTTAGCAATTTGTTTGGGGTTACCACACAAATGTTAGCAGCACCAATACATCAACCATATGGGTCTACGTTTATACCTTCAACCTATTCTCCTTATTCAATATTATTATCAACAAATCCTACGGGTAGTGATGGTTCATTATCTCAGGATTCGTATTTAGCGAGATTAGGTGCTCTACAATTAAACGAGGCGTTTCAAGATAGGATAGCTAGACAAATTTTTATAAACACAGTTGGTCAAGTAAATTTAGAATCACTATCGGACCCATTTGAGGCTAGTTTAATTATTTCAGGACAAGAACCTTTAATTTATAGAAATTGGAAGATTACGTCACCTGAGGACCCTATTACGGCAGCCGCTGACTTAATTACAAGATTAGGTGGTGCGTATTGGCCTGTTTCACCAATTCCGGGAGATTATTTTACAGATAACACAAGAAATGGTCAAACACAACAAACATCAAACGCGTTAAACGTAGTTAATCAATTAACAGGTGGGTTTTTGGGTCCAATTTTAAATGCTAAAAGAAACCCTTCTGAAATATTTTTGGCGAACACCGGAAATGGACAAAGGTCTGTTTTATTTAGAAATCTAAATTATAATCGTTATCAACCAAGTTATAATAAAACTTTTGGTGGGTTATTAGGTGTTGGGCAAGCTATTGTTAGTTTAATAAACCCTGATAATGGAACCTTAGTTGGTGGTTATTATGTTGGTAGTAGAAATGCTGAACCATCTACAATAACTTCACCACCAAATCAAGTTCCTGTTAACGCTTTTGGACAACAAGAAGATGTTCCGGTATATGGACCATCTGAATTAGGTATTTTATTTGAGGGTAATCAAGACACTCTTAACTTTGGACTTGCGGCTAAATCATTAAGTGATGGTGGTGGTATTGATGGACAATTTGTTTGGACATCACCAAAATATAAACCAAATGCGGGATTCAAAGCGACACCCGGAGGTGGGTCAGGTTCAGCGGATTCTGAATTTAATTTAATTAGTAGCAATTACCTTAAAGACGAATCAACTAATTTTGTGTTTAAAGCAACATCAATTTTAGATGAAACTCAAAGATTAGTAAATTCTGCTGATAATGTTCAAGGAATTTCAAGACTAAAACACGTCGGTAATGCTATTAATCAAGTTAGTAAAGTGTTTCACGATGGATATAAAGAAATGACAAAAGGTTCTCAGGTTGTGTCGTATACTGACCAAACAACCGGTGGTGAGGCAGGTATTGAATATTGTAGAGTTTTTACTAAAGACACACCATATTACACATATAATGATTTACAAAAAGTAGATGGTATTACAACATCAGGAAGAAAATTTGCTAGTTCAGTATTTGACAACACATTTAATTTAAATATTTCACCAACAAGAAATCCGGGGTCGACAAATATTATTGCCGATGGACCAAATGGTATTGGTGGGTATGCTAAAAAATATATGTTCTCAATTGAGAATTTGGCTTGGAGAACATCAAGTAAACAAGGTTTTACTTATGATGAACTACCTGTTTGTGAAAAAGGACCAAACGGGGGTAGAGTTATGTGGTTTCCACCATATGATATTAAATTTAACGATACAAGTAACGCTAATTGGACGGAAACTTCTTTCTTAGGTAGACCCGAACCAATCTATACATATAAAGACACTAGAAGAAGTGGAACATTAAGTTGGAAAATAATTGTTGACCACCCTTCGGTTATGAATGTTATTGTTGAGAAACAATTAAAAGGACAGAATAAAGAAAGAATTAATTCTATTATTGATTCATTTTTTGCGGGTTGTGTTAAATATGATATTTACGAATTGGCTAAAAAATTCAATACTGTCCCAACTAAAGATTTATATACTTATCAACAGATATTAAACGACCCTAATTTAGATAAAAATACCGCAAAAGAGGTTATTAGTAGTAATGAAGGAAATGCGTCGGTTGGAACGGTAACAACGCCTCGTAATAGTTCGACAAAATCAAACCCTGAGTTATCAATTGCCGATTTAAGTAAGTATAATAATTTAGGGTTCTATTTTGATAATGATGTTCCGGGACCAAATAATAAAACTGCGGAAAAACCAAACTCATCATATAAGGCGGATTATGATAATTACACTAGTACTATGAATCAAGACCAATATGTTGCGATATCAACAAATACTTTTAGTCCACCAAGTATTAATTTAAATGTTCAACCATTTTTTACTAATGTTGTTATTGACAATTTTAATCAGATTAACTCTGGTTTTGTTGAAGATGCTTTTAAAATATTAAGTGAAAAAACAGGGACTATTCAAATATTATTAACTAGTTCAGCTTCCGCTCCTGCGAGTAAAGATTACAATGTAAAATTATCCATAAGACGAAAAAATTCTGTTGTTGAATATTTACAAACAACTAAATTAAAACCATTTATTGATGTGGATAAGACACTAACGTTTCTTGATGTTAATAAAGGTGAGGGAGAAGTTGTTTCATTCCCACAATCATCGACAGGTGTTTTTGGTGCGTCAGTTAACTGTACTGACGATATTTTATCAAAAACAAATAAAGTTACTAAAGATTCTCAAAAGTATTCTGTTAGTGCAATGGCTTGTCGAAGAGTTACATTAAAAGATATAAAAGTAACGGCAACACCTGTTGATAAACCGGTAGAACCTATTATTGAGGATGTTATAATACCTCCGGTAGTGGCACCAAAACCAAAACCAAAACCAACATATCGAACAGAAAAAACAATAAAGGATGGGATTAGTAAACTAATTGTAAGAAGATTACTTTCTGAATGTGATTATTTTGATGTTGTTAAAAAAGAGGTTCCTATGTTATATGATTCTATTCAGGAAAAAATCAAATATTTTAATCCTGCGTTCCACTCTATGACACCGGAAGGATTAAACTCTCGTTTAACCTTCTTGAATCAATGTGTTCGTCCTGGTGAAACAATTCCGGTTATTGGGGATAATGGACAGATAGTTGCAAATGATGCCTTAAATACCTCCTTTGGTGCTCCACCGGTATTAGTTTTAAGGATTGGGGATTTTTATAATTGTAAAATAATACCAAAAAGTGTTGCGTTCTCATACGAACCATTAGTGTTTGATTTAAACCCTGAAGGAATTGGTATTCAACCTATGATTGCTAATGTTTCAATGAATTTTGATATTATTGGTGGTATGGGTCTTGAAAAACCTGTTGAAGAATTACAAAACGCATTATCATTCAATTACTACGCTAATACTGAAATTTATGACGAAAGAGCTAAAGCGACCGATGATAGTTGGAAAAAATTAGACAAACAATATTTCCAAGATTTAATTGATGAACAACCTACGCAAACTCAAGTTGATAATCAACAAACAAATTCTGCGGGAGAAACTATTGGACAAATTCAAACAACTGTTAATGGTGCTAGTGGTCAAACAGGTGATATCACTTATATGAAAATTATGGATAGTTTATTGGATGTTAGTAAAGAATATATTGTAAATCTAGTGAATCAATCAGAATCGACAATTAAATCATATAATGGTGGTGTTTGGCAATTAATGACTCAAGAAAGACAATATACAGGTGGTGAATTTAATATGGGAACATCAAGTCAATTAGTTACAATCTATGGTAAGTCAGTTTATGAACAAAGAGTGATTGATTTATTTTCGGCATTATTAAATGATATATCAAGTGGCACTAATTTTATTATTGTTGGTTTAAATAGTGTGTTTACTGACACAACAGCGGTTAGGAGTGTTACAACTAATTTAACAAATTACATTAAAGCAATGCAGACGGATTTCAGTAACGGGATTGAGGAAATTAGTAATAAGATTGTTGAACAAGAACAGGGTATGGTACAAGTTTTTAGAAAAATTAATTATGTGACAACATTATCTGATGGTGTGTTGATAGATAGTAAAGCAAAAATTTATACAATTACCGCAACTGAAGAAGTTGACAGAGGTGATACTCAAGAGAGTGTGGACACATTCCAAGAAATGATATTTGATTATGATTTGGTTGCGACTAGAATGAATAAATATAATGAAACTTTAAGTAGTGTAGATTTTAATATAATTAGTAATGGATATACTGAACCGGGAGGATTTACTTCGGCGGTGTTTGATGATTTAACTGATAAAAGATTTTTTATGGTTATGGCTCAAGTATTCAATAATAGAAGTAATTTCAACACATTTAAATCTGCAATTATTACAAATGAGTTGGATAATACTTATGATGACTTATCTAAAAATTTTAACAAAATTGTTGATAAATTTAGAGATAGTGTAATTGAAGAATTAGATTTTGAAGAAAAAAATATTAAATCTCTTAAAAAATCGCCTGACTATATTGGGTGGACTAAAGATAACATTTATAATAAGGGAAAAGTACGTAAGTTTACGTATACTACAGAACCTTCACCAACAAATGATGAACAAACTAATAATTTAATATTATTGTATAAAGGTGATAATACAGGTGATAAAACAATTTGGACGGATAAAACTCAATTTAATTAAAAATGACTAATAGACAAAATTATAATAGGTATAATGAATTTTTAATAAATGGTGAACAGAGTGTTGTCCCATACATCTCCATTTCAAGTAAATCATCAGATAAAAGAGTAATTTATAAGATAGGTCAATCTAGATTGGATAAAATATCTCAACAATATTATGGTACACCAACATTTGGGTGGTTAATTTTAGCCGCAAACCCAATTTTTGGGGGAAATGAGTGGGCTATCCCGGATGCTGCTATATTGACAATTCCATTTCCTTTAGTATCATCTTTACAAGAATATAAATCTCAATTAGACAATCATTTCTATTATTATGGTAGGTAAACCCGAAAATATATTAGTCGAATTCGACTATAACAATATTACAATTATTGACCCAAACAAGGTTGTTGATAGTGATAATAAAGTAAAAGATAGATTTGTAAAGCAAGAAGATTTAGTAATGTATGCCAATCTTGAGTGTAGTGTTTTACCGAGAACTAAATTAGCTCTTGGTACCGCAAATAATGATTCTATTAGAACAGTATCAATCGCTAAAATTAATTTTTTAAAACCGGGTGATAAACCATATTTAGATAATTCATATACTGATGAAATAACAGGTAAAGGTGCGATAAGAGGAGAAGGTGTTAACCAACCAACTTTCCAAAGTATTACAAACCCAAATAACAGTGATGATTTTTATCTTAAACAAACAATTAGTTCAGGGGGTAAACCCGGAGCGGTAGATAATGGTTTGTTAGGAATCACTTCGATTAATATTAGACAAGGGTTAGATTTCTTACCAACAATTGATATTACTTTAGTTGATGTGAAAGGACGTGCTTTGTTTGAAGCTGGTGATAACTCACCATATGCGGCATTTTTTAATTTACCATATCCATTATTTCATTTAACAATTAAAGGGTATTTTGGTAAAGCGGTTAGATTAGGGTTAATGTTACAAAATTTCACAACAACATATGATTCTAATACGGCTAATTTTACAATTGCTTTGAAGTTTTACACATACAAATATACTGTTTTAAGTGATGTTACTATGGGTGCTCTTTTAGCAACACCACATATGTATCAATCAAGATTTAATATTACTAGAACTAGTGGTGGTCCATCTACAACAACTAAAACAGATAATGTTGTTGTTGAACGAGGTTATCAGAAAATAGTTGAAATGTATAGTGAGTATAAGTCAAAAGGGTTAATACCTAATGATTTTCCTGAAATCACATTAATGCAGATGAAGGATAGAATAGAAAACTTCATTAAGAATGTTCTTGATTCATTTACAAAACAAAACTTAGACCCATTAACTAATTTAGACACTTATGGAACCCAATTGAGGGACTATCAAAAAGAAGTGTTTTATACGGTAAAAACTTCGTGGTTTAATGAATTTATGGATACTGAGAATTACTATATTTTAAATAAATTAGACACAAAGGTTTACACCTTCAAGAAAAATTTAGACCCTCAAAAGAAAAGTGACGCGATTTCAAAACTAAAAGGGTTAATTGGGAAGTATAATACATTACTTAATGAAAATGTTACTTGTGGTAATGTCAATGGTAAAGGTAGTTATACAATCAACGGGAAAGTTACGAAATGTTCTATTCCAAATAGTGTTAAATACGAAACAAAGGGTGTTTTTACAATAGATATTAACCCTAATGATATTAATTTAACTGAAACATATAAATTACAGAAAAAAAATAGTCAACCAACACCAGAAGATTTAACAAAATTCCAAGCAGAGTTGGCGACCACAAATCTTTTTAATAATACTGAAATAACCCTTAAAAATGGTGCAAAAGAAGTTGTTCAAAACTATTTTGTGTTTGAAGGAAAGGGTTCGTTTATCGATTTAACAGATAAAATGAATACTCTTTTAACAACTAACAGAGGATTAGTTGAAGACGAGTTAACAAAAGCTCTTGCTGAGTTATTGGAGAATAAAGACAATGGTATCGGGTTTGTACCAACAATTAGAAATGTGTTAGCGGTTGTTTTTGCTAATGGAGAGGCGTTTTTACGTTTAATGGATGATGTTCACACAAAAGCTTGGGAGCAAAGAGATTCTAAAATTAGAAAAGGTGTTATTTTTGACAAACAAATTGCAAACGCTAGTGCGGATAATAAAAGTTCGGGGGACGATAAAAATCAACCGGTATATCCTTGGCCTCAAGTTATTAAAGAAACGACAGGGGAAAATGGTCAGGAAAAGTATGAGTTAAGATATCCGGGGGATAGTGATATTGTTGGTGAAACTAAAGGTTACCTATATGATGTTTGGCCGGAAATAGAATTTGTTGAAGAATTCATTAAGGGTTTGACTCAAAAAACACCACCACCACAACCACCAGCTAAAACTTCTAATGACACAAAAGACACGAATAGAGTTTCATTAGGTGCGATTGAATTTCCTATCAGTAATGAGGTGTATCAAAATAAAGTTATTAGTAAATTTATTTATGAAATATATGAAAGAGTATTGTTGACCTCACATTATTCCAAATTAGATAGAACTAATGTTTCAACATCTGAGGCGGATAAAATTGCTAACGTTATTGGTGAAGGAGAAAATATAAATATATCAAAGAGTGTTTCAGATAATAGTGATGTTGAATTAATTAAAACTTTAAAAGAGTATAATCTTAACTCATCTAATTTTCAAAGTGTGTTAAAACATATATCAAATGAGGGTGTTTCGGTTAGTTGGCAAAACTACATACGAGGTATTTTCAACACGGGGTATATAAAAAATACTGTTGAAAACGCGTCTTTTGAGTTTAAAACATCTGATGAAATAAATGATTCAAAATCACAACCATTAGTTTCGTTAAGTAATGAAAAAGATATTGTTGATTATGTTGCGACTTCTACAACATCAAATAAGTATGACTTTACTGACACTTATCCGTTTACAGATAAGACTTGGGTAAAAGGTAATTTGGCGAATGGTGTTTCTACAGATGAAACGTTAGCGTTTAATACAACAAAAACGTTAATTTATAACCCCAATAAAAAAGTTATTTCAAATTTCAGTGATATCCAATCTGAAGATGTTAAAAAACCAATAACAAATTTTGTTTATAAAAATGTTGTAATGCCAACAATTGTTGACGATGATTTGAGGAATTTTTATAGTACTAGAACATATACTAATCAATTACCAACTGAAGGGGATGTCAAATATTTAAATTATAGTGGACTTGTTAGTAGTTATCAAACTACATCAATTTTTAATACACCATATTTTATAAACTCAATTCAAGAGGGTGTGGTGAATTCTATTAATCAAGATGCAAACCCATATATTAGTTCCGCCTATTTGTTTATTAATAGCTTACCTTTATCGACACTAAGGGAAAAATATAAAACATACACAGGTAATGATACAAATTATTCTGATGAGAATTTAGACTATATATTCGCGTCTATGAAAAAATATGCGGCTCTTCATAAAGTCCCATATGCTTGGATATTAAAAATAGGTTCAATTTGGCATCGTTATAAAAAATATGTTAATACTAATGTTGATATTTTAGATAATTGTTGGAAAAAGTTTGACGCGGTTAAAAATTATGACCCGGTTAATAATAGTGCCTCAACAGTTTATAATTTTACTATTCCGGGACAAGTTTCTGCGACGACAATGGTGTTGGAAACAACAAACATAATTCCAACATTCTCAATTCCAATGGGGGCAACTAACGTTCAAACAATAATTAACACAGGATTTTATCCTAAATTAATTAACGATTTTAATGTTTTTTATCAAGGATATAATGTTTATACAGGTTATACTAGTTCTGATATTCAAAATGGGTTTAGTGAAGGTATATTGTTAAATTATGTTCCTGAGGCGGTTATAAATAATGTAACAGGGACTACAACAGGTAATAGTCAAACTATTTCGGTAATCCCTTGGTCTGTATCTATTGTTGCTGATTATGGACAATATATCTATATTCTACCATCTCATGGGGGATTAATTAACCAAACTAAAAATGAGTGTTTTGACACATCAGATAATTTAGTTTATCAAGTTACCGGTAATACTGCGATGTACAATGGTTCTGCTAGATTATTTTGGGGTTCACCTAATTATGGATATTTTGATAATACTAAAGTAATAAAACCGGAACCTATTCACTACCTAAAACAAATCTTTTCAGGTCAAGAAGCTCAAGAAAATTTCTCCATAAATGGGTTAAGTCAGGACTATACAAAAATTAGTGAAATTTTTTCAGTTTTTGATAGAGACGCTTTAGATAACTTTGAAACAGAGTTTTTAAATTTCTCAATATCTATCTACGATTATGAGACAGATATAAACTCAACAGATACTGAAACACAAAAATCTTTTAAAAATTTCCAATCATTAATGAGGAATATGATGAAAATTCCAAATACGGCAACAAATAATGTGGAATGGGTGGAAAATATTCAAAATAAACAGTTATCAAATATTTCAAATATAATTAATCAATTTTTAAACTACGATGTTTATTTTAAATTAGGTAACCCATCTTCGTTTAACAAACAATTGTTTTATACGTTCTCAAGTAACCATAGAATTGAAACTCCGGTTACGTGGGATTATTATAACTATATGACACCAAATTCGTTACCTACGGGAAGAACATTAAATAATTCAATTACGACTTATCCGTTAGAATGGGCGGCTTTGGAGACATACGTTGGTTTTTCTGAAATACCTCAATTAACGTATAAAGATGGTGGTTCATATATTACTGATTTCTTTATAGATTGTAATGTCGCCTTTGATGTGTATAACATTGAAAAATTGGCACCTATTATTAAAATATATGCTACTCAGAAATTAAAAGATAATACTTTAAATTACGAAAAGTTTGTTAAATTAATGAATGATTATTTAGATAATTTAGATTTGTTTAACAATAGAATTATCAATAATCTTATGATTAAATTACAAAAATCATTACCAAACGTTAATTTTACACCACAAACTAAACCTGAAACGGTGTTAGAAAGTAAACAAACTAAACTTGAATTATGGGAATCATTTAAAGCAACAAACGATAAATGGATTTCCGGGACTGACTTTAAAGAAAAAACATTATTTGAAGATGTCTTACTATTAGATAGAGCGAGTAGAGATGTTGGTAATTTAGTTTTAGTGGATGTTCAAAAATTAAAAGATGATTTAAAAGAAATTAATGTTGCTTCAACAATGTTAACGTATATTCAAACTATTTTAGTTAGAAATAATTTTGTAGTTATGAATATACCGTCATATGTTAATTTTTATAATGTCCAAGATGCGGTTAAGAATCCAAAACCAAAACCTGAAGGGACTTTAGAGTTTGCAAACACTTTATTTGGGACATTTATGAATGTTGATTATCGAAATTCATCTGCTAAGATGGTTTGTTTTTACGCCGGAAAACCAAGTGAACAATTAGACTTAAAAGAGAATGTTGATTACCGTTATAGAAATGATGCGTTTGATTTGAGACGTGTTGATAATCCATTGGTTGAAAATCAAATAGGTAAAAATGATTGGGATAAATCAAATAAGGTTGTTGGGTTTAATGTAGATTTTGGACCACAAAATCAATCAATATTTCACGGGTTTAATATTAGTCAAAATCCGGGGTTAGCGACTGCGGAATCATTAGAGGTATTAAATCAAATGGCGAATCAATCAAATAATAGAGGAGGGGCAACTCAGAATACTTCATTATATAATTTATATAAAAATAGAAGTTATTCTTGTACTGTTAGTATGATGGGTAATGCTATGATACAACCAACGATGTATTTTAATTTAAGACACGTCCCAATGTTTAGTGGTCCATATATGATACAAAAAGTTAATCACTCAATAACACCGGGACATTTTGATACAACATTTGAAGGTATTAGACAACCAACAGCATCTTTACCCAAGTTAGATAATTATATTCAATCTCTTAAAACAACATTATTACAATCAATAATTGATGAAAATAAAAAAAATAAACAGGAAAAAGAAAAGGCGGCACTCTCGGCAACAACCACTAACAGTATTACTCAGAACGCTGCTGTAGTTAGTGATAGTGTTGACCAAGATGGTACAACTCAAAGTAATAGTCAAAAATGTCCACCAAGTAAGGTTAAAAATGATAAGTATGTTAAGTTTATCGCGACAGACACTAAAAATGCGACTAGTGCAACATATAAAGAAGTGGTTGATATAATATCAACAAAAACAACAGACCAAAAAATACGATATGCTGTTTTTGCTAAAATGTATTTAAGCTCGTCTCAAAGTGGGTTGTTGCAATCTCAATCATTCAATTATAGTAATACTGATTTGAAACAAGATTGGGGACCATCCGTGGAGACATTCTTTACAACAAAAAAATATTATTGTAGTGATTCAAATATTCCTTATATTACATTTAAAAGTTTGAGTCAAAATATTGATTTTTTAATTTCAAGATATAAAGATAGAGTTGGTAAAATTAATAGTATTAGTGCTAAAGATATTACTAAATTTTTAATATTATATGGTGAAAGCGGTATTTCACCGGAGACAGAATATACAACTCTAAACCCGACTGACGTGACAACAATTGAAAATAATGTTCAAAACGCTATTAATGTTTATAATCCAACAAGTGGGAATAATACTAATCAAACACCTCCGGCGACAACACCGGCACCAACAGCAATACCACCAACAACTAGTGGGGATAAAGGTATTCTTGAAGAGTCGTTAGTTTTAAACACTTATTTTTTTAAAAATTTAAAAATAAATAGTAATGGGTCTTTAAGTGGTGATTTTGTTATTCTTAGTAATGGTAATATTTTAAGTCAATCATATCCTGCTAAATTATATCTTCCGGGTCAAATGGATTTAGTTGAAATTGCTACTTTTACTATGAACACTAATAAAAATAATACAGGTTCATTCATAACTAATGCTAACGTTATTGAGGCGATAGAACTAGTTCGTAATGATAATACTTATCAAAATGCTTTTATTGTTAAAATTAATGCGTTTTCAGATTTAAGATTTGTACGTAATAAGGTCATTATGCCGTTGGATTGTCCTGGTGAAGGATTTACGTATCGTCAAATAATTGATGTTGGTGATTGGGATGCAATTAAAGATGACATATGTTGTAATTGTTACCCTAATCCGTATACCGGTATGGAAATTATTTGGGATGGAAAACCTTGTTCTAAGAATGGAACAAAATGTTAAATTAAATTTTTCTTAACTAACAGATATTTATATATAAAAAAGATTATGGATACAAAATCATTATTAGAGAATTACTTAGGTAAAAAAACTCGTACTACTGAAAAAGATATGGGTAACGGTTCAAAACAAATTTGTGATTTAGAGTCAGGAGATTGTTATACAATTAGAATGAAAGATGGTCTAATAGAAAGAGTTGACAATACAATGAGTCAAAATAGAAAAATTCAAGTTGAAACAACAACTGGTGTAAAACAATTATTAAACGGATAAAATGAAAAAAATAGACAATAGGATTTTAGAAGAGATTGCTAGATATAATTCAATTAATAATTATATTGTAGAGCAAGACGCTACATTACCTCCACCACCGGGTGAAGACCCAAACGCTTTACCACCGGCAGGAGGTGCTCCGGCACCTGTTGACCCAAGTATGGCGGCACCGGCAGCACCTACAGGACCTCAACCTGTGGATTTATCCAATGACCCTGATGTTGAAAAAGTTGAGGGTGATGGAGAAACAGGTAAAACTGAAGAAATGGATATTACTGATTTAGTAAAATCTCAGAAAAAAGTTGAACAAAAACAAGAGGAATATTTTGATAACCTATTCCAACATTTAGATAATTTAGAATCTAAGTTAGGTGAAATGGACGGTATTATGACTAAGTTAAATGACTTAGAAATGAAAATTGAAAAATATAGAGAAAAAACTCCTCAAGAAAGATTAGAATTAAGAACATTAGATTCAGGACCATTCAATCAAAAATTAAGTCAATTCTTTGATGATAAGGAAGAGGATATGGAAAAATCAGGAAAAAATGAGTATGTTTTAACTCAAGATGAGGTTCAAGATTATTCACCAATCGAAATTAAAAAAACATTTAGAAATTTTGATGATTCTTCATCAGGGTTCCAACAAGTAAGATAATTAAAAGGGTCTTAGTACCCTTTTTTTTTTACAAAACAATTTGACAAACACACGGCTGACACTTATACTTTTATAAACCTTTAAATATTTTAAACACTATGGCGACAAATTCATTAGACGCAGTTTTGGCTCAATACGAGAAAGCAAA